CCAAGTCCCGGGAGTAAGTCTTGTCCTCGACGGGACTAACATCATCCGAGGGGAGATATACCAAGTTACCCCAGGGACTCTCCACTTACTTGATCAAATCGAGGGACATCCACGGCTTTATCGGAGACTTACAGCCTCCGTATTTGATGTTACCCACGGAGTTATCAGGAAGTGTGAAATATATACCTTCCCCCATCGAGATGGAGAGCCACTTATCCCCTCCGGGGATTGGCGGGAGTATCTTCGGAATCTTCAGTAACACCATCTAAACCAAAAGGACACTTAACTTACATGTGTGGAATATTTGGGGTAAGTCGCATCACCCCTTCAACTCGGGCAATGCTTCCGTATCTTGGGATTGAGATGTCCGCGAGAGGCACGGATTCTTGGGGAGCCTCGGATGGCTATACCATCATCAAACACATTGGGTCCATTGTGGATTCCTTTGAGTGTCCCCCAGAGTGGTCCGGACATCGGGGGATCTTCCACACCCGAAGTGCCTCACATGGCTCTCCAAAGCTCCTGGACAATGCACATCCCTTCGAGTTTCCCAAAGCCGATGGTGGACGGGTGATTGGCATTCACAATGGAATCATCCGGACCCACACAGATCTGAACACCCGATGGAATCGCAAGTTTGAAGTGGACTCGATGCATATCTATGCGAACTTTGCGGAAGGCAAAGGTGTGGAAGGCCTCGAGGGCTATGGAGCCCTGGCGTGGTATGAAGAAGATCAACTCAACTTCTGTCGCTTTGGAACCCAAGATCTCCACGTAGCCACCCTCGAGGGGGGAGAACTTGTTTTCTGTTCCACATACACTCCTCTCAGTAAGATCGCTAGGATCCTTGGGAACCCAATCAAAACGAATTGGCAAATCGATGAGTTTGTGAAGTATCAACTCACCACCCAAGATGGGAGAGACACGCTTCTCAAAATCGAAACCCTTCCCTTTGAAGCGAGCAAAAAAAAAGTCACCCTATATCCGGACTACTCGAACTCTGGCGAAGTTGGGTCATACCCACCGTGGAATAGCACATCGTCTCGTCCGGTGGGTACTGGGTATTGGATGAGCACGGATATCTGCTACATCTGCCGGACCACAAAGGTGGACACCAAAAAAGAACTCGTCTGCCCTGCGTGTTTGGAGTTGCAATGGCAGGAGTTTTTGGATTCTCTCAAGATGGAAACCTCCGAAGGAGTGAACTAGATGGCTCGACCCCAAGGCACTAAGGAGACTCCATTCTCCCTCTTGGAGACTGATCTCAAACAAACCCTAAAGCTCCACAAGCAAATCCGAGATCTCATTGAGGATCAACTCGGGCATCTCAAGGAGAGGCTCACCGGGGAGCTTGCTACGCCCGAGGAGCGTCTTCAGACTCTTGAGACTCTTGCCAAGATGAGCGACACCCTCACCAAGAGTGCCCAGCAATCCGCAAAGTTCGTGATGACCGAGGGTGCCCAAGCTGAGGCAAAGGTCCCAGAGGAGCTGGATATGGATGAGCTTTTGATGGGAAAGAAACAAAGGTAACCCTATGGGATGGGAGGTGTGGTTTCGCAATCGTTCCACCTGGAGGGGGGAGATTCAATACCCAAGATGGTATCCCCTTTGGGGTTCCCCAGAAGCTGGCCGAAGGGTATGGCCATGCAAGGTCGAACTTATATCCGAACGGTACACCAACTATAATCTTGAAAAATGGGAATATATCATCGTCCCCGCAGGAGTGACCCCAGATGAGTGATATCCTCATCACATGTGCTCTGTGTGGGGCCAGGAATATCTACACCTACAATGGGGAGTGCCCTCAGTGCCGCTTTGACAAACATCGAGCGGAGATTGGCATGAAGGGAATCCCCATCAAACCCCTCGCCCCAAGGACCACATCAATGGTTGACAACAAAGACAAACACATCCAAATCACCCTCCGAGGGCACAAGCAAAAACAAGCCTTCTTCCATCACATCCTCGCGGAGTGTGATAGGGATTGGCCTTTCAAGAAGGATTCGTCCTTGGTTTGCAAGATCTGTGGGGGAGGGATATACAAGAATCCCCGCTTTGTCCCCACCCAGCTCAAGAACCTCGCCGTGCAGATCAACAAGATGTCCAGGATCCCTGGACATCTCAAGATCAAAATCCGCTCCTTCTCCCCGGCCAAGACATGTTTTGATGTGGCGGTGATGAGGAAACGGGAAGAGGCGAAGGGATGAGGGGATGGAAAGTGATGTATCGAATGGGACCAAACTATCCTTGGGGGTTTGCCACATCTGAAAGATACCCCTGCCGCCTTCTCGCACAGCAAAGATGTGGACTAGTGGCCGACTTTGAGTATAAAATCGTTCTTTTTAGGGGGATCCCTAGATGAAAATTACCGGACCAGATTGGCCTTCCACGAGGGCATTGCAGGAAGCCCTCAAAGACACCCCCGGACCTACCTTCCATTGGGGCCAAGGTGGCAAGAATGGCCTAGAACAACTCCAAGCATTTCGCCTTGCGGGACTTGCTTGTCCTGAGTTCACTACGGATGTGGAGGTGGCTAAGGCATGGGTACGGAATGGCATTGAAGTCTTTGGCCGTAAGCTCCATCACACTCAGGGCCGGGACATTGTGGGTCCGGAATTCCAAAGACTCACCCGGGTCCCCGCAAGTCCAAGCCGAACCGAGATGAGATGGATCATCACCAAGAAAGGTAACCGAGTCCAACGTCCTCGAATCCTAGCTGGAACCCCCGAACGCATCGGAGGAGAACACTTCTCCCAACGATGGCTCTCACGAGACTTCTGGGTGCAAGTGGTATCCTCCAAAGCCGAGTACCGCCAACATATCTTCGGAGACAAAGCCATCCGCTCGGGGATGAAGGTCAAAGTAGAACCTGGGATCTCTCCTCTCCTTGTGCGGAGCCGCAGAAATGGGTGGCATCTCAACTACGGGGAGTGGCCAAGACCCGAGAGGCTTAAGGAAGTTGCCAAGTCCGCGGTGGGGGCCCTTGGCTACACTCATGGAGCTTGCGACATCCTCGAAAAGGATGACGGAACCCTTGTCATCCTTGAGGTAAACTCCGCCCCGTCCGTGGAGGATGCGAATACCCTCATAGCATACAAGAGGGCAATCACCTTATGGGCCCAGAAGGAGGCTTAGGAAATGATTTGGAAAATCCTATTCCAGCAAGACTACCTCTCCCCTGAGTGGAAGGAACTTTATAATCCTCAGTACCCCCATCGATATAACGAAAACACCGACCGCTCCTGTAGACTCCAAAGTCTCGCAGTATTACGGGAGTGGCAAGACCGATATCCCCGAGCCCGCTTTCAAAGTGTCCCCAGATGAGAAGACTTCGATATGTGTTGCAATATAGGGATGTTTGGAGTGATAGATGGCATACCTATCAAACATCCCTTTGCAAACTCAAGATTTGCTGGGCATACAATGATCTCCTCGAAGCTGGCACAGCCCCCGAGGATCTTCGGGTCATCACCTCCCCAAGAACCATGACCATGGCTCGACTCTAATGAGTACCATCTCCAAAACCTGCCTTCTCTGTGGCTTCTCCACAATCACCGCGAGTGGGATCGAGTTCAACTTCCTCCCCTCTCCGGAGACCCAGGATGGGCGAAGTATCATCTGCCGCTACTGTGAGAAGCGCACCTCGACCTGTCAGACATGGGTTTACATTGATGACAAATTCCGAGGTCTCCTTTGGCCGGAGAAGTACCACATCCCCATTGAACTGGAAGCTCACATCCGAAATCTCCTCTCCCAAAGCGACAATGTGTACCTCTGTGATGGGGAGAGGCTGTGGAGATGGATGCAACACACCCCGGTTCTTTGGCCACAATTCAATCGCCTCTTTGATGGGTGGAAGAAACTCCTCTGGCCTTTACCCGAGGTCATCAAACCCACTCAAGCCACCCTTGAGATGGTGGCCAAATCCTTTGAGGATGACCCCAATGAGGTCTTTGACGCTTACAAGGATGGACATCTGGGGTATATGTTATGACCTGGCAACTCTGGTCCCGACGCCGAGAGGGGACTCTTTACAGAGATTGGATGCCCCATCCCGAGAACGATGATGTGCATTGCAAACTCCGTTTCCCAATCCAGATAGCCAAATGGCAATATTGGTACCCCACTTGGGAATTCACCTTTAAACCCCGCCCCTAAAGGGTAGCCTTACCTTTTTGCACGGGGTTTAAAACCCCTCCAGAGGATATCTGGAGCTTGGCATCGGTTGCCCAAGGAGTGATCGGATGTATTGAAGTCCATCTAGCAAGCCTTGCTAGATCTGCTTTGAGTAAATCTATATGACCTCTTTGTTCTCTGTAGCTTTACGGAGAAACGTGGGCGTGAAAGGCGTAGCTGTTAGGTTTGCCACCAAAGGTCCTGACCAATCACCAAAGCTCATTCCCAATCAAAGGATGTGTGTCCTTTGAGAGGAGTCTTCCTTGGGAGAGTTTGATTGCAAAGGCCCTTGCTCTGCCAAGCCTTCAACACAGTCCAGCGGGTGAAATTCCCCACCACACCGAGGCAGAAATGCCTCCGCTTCCCCTGGCTCCTCAGCGGGGGATGTGATAGAGCCGAGGAGGGTTCTGAAACCCTCTTGGTACTGGGGAGCCAATTCTAGGAGAGCACATCTGAAATGTGGGAAGTTTGGTGGAATACATATGACTACGGGGAGATGAAGCCTCTACGAGCATATGGTAATATAGAAGCCATTTCCTTCCCTTGCAAGATCCTTGCACTTGCAAGGTGCGCGAGGGGCGGTGCAAGAAATCCTGACCATCCCCTCCTCCGATACGAGGTGAGATTTCGGCAAGTTTAATTTCTACCTCACAGCAGGGGTTCAAATCCCCTGTGTGGGCAGTGCCCTCATAACTCAGTGACGGAGTGGGGGTAGGACGCGAAGGGGCCAAGGCAGGGCATATAATATATCCTTCCTGCTTTGGGTATCTTGGTCGTACTGGGTCTATGACCCTATGGTGGCCAGACCCCTTCAGGAGACCAGCCGTGCCGGGAACAGGCTGGATAGTTCAAATTTATGTGGAAACTCACTTGGGTCTCTGAAGGGGTAGTTAAAACCTGGGCAGAGTATGAATGTAAGCTCTTTGCACTTGGGGCTTATGTGGCTTGCAAACGTGTTTACCCACGTTTGACATGGAAACTCACCAAACACGAAGCACCCCTATGTGGATAATAGTGTACCTCAAGAATGGAAGGTTCCTAAGATGGACATCGTATCCATGCAAGATTTGGGCTACCTCTCAACTTAAGTACTTATGCCAGACCTCTCCTGGTAGGATGTGGATGCTACAACCAAAGCCCTCAGAGTCCTCTCTATGACCTCAAAATACATCAAGACCTATCTCCTCTCCTTGCAAAAGAATCTTGCCTCCATCTCCGAACCGGAGATCCTCAAGGCTTGGGATCTCCTAACCCAATGCCAAGAGCGAGGTGGCACGGTATGGATCTGTGGCAACGGAGGCAGTGCCTCCCTTGCGGATCACTTTGCCCAGGATCTCACCAAACAATGTCATGTGAAGGCCCAAAGTCTCACGTCCTTGGCCATGATCACCGCCCTGGGTAACGATGAGGGTTACGAACACATCTTCTCTCGGCAACTCGAGATGTACGGGAGTCCTGTGGATCTCCTTATTGTGATCTCAGGGAGTGGAAACTCCCCCAACATCCTCGCTGCCCTTCTCGCAGCACGAGGGAAGGATATGGAAACCCTTGCAGTTCTTGGCTTTGATGGGGGGCATGCAAAGGATCTCGCAGATCACACCCTCCTTGTCCCCGCGATGCACATGGGTCGCAGCGAGGATGGCCATCTCATCTTGAGCCATATTTTGGTGTATGGATTGATGGAGGAGTTATGAGATGTTGGAAGCTTTGGTACAGTTGTGATGCCTCCCTCACAGCAGTGAATAACCATATATATGTTACCCCATATGTGCAGGAGACGTTTTGGTGTAAACTTCTTGCCCAAAAAGAGTTGTGGGAATACAGCGTTCGCTACTTCCCTTTGTGTTGTAAGATTTGGTTGGAGCGTGGCTGATGTGGAATATTTGGTACTCTTGTGTAGGCAGTAGACGGTATCAGCATAGCATCATTCCCCGAGAAATTCGAGGTTCGGATACATGTAAGGTTAGACTTCTAGTCTACCAACACCAGCACCTGGATTATCTCCAGGAATGTTGCACCGTGGAATGGGTAAAATCCTGATGTGGACAATTTGGCATCAATGTAACCCTACTCAACCTTGGGTGCTTAGGGGACACTATCTTTGTAAACTTCTTGCCCTGGAACTACTTCAAATCTGCGAATACAGATCCCACCCACTATGTTCTACCCAATTCCAACGAGGCCTAAATGCACCCCCAATGTGAAGTATGCCTTCGGGAGTTCCCCGAGGAGGAACTCATTTCGATCTGCCTCTACGAAGAGGACATTGGGGTATGCCAGGAATGTGAAATCCTATGTCGGCAAAGAGGCTTTAAACGCCACAATCGAGGAGTACAAGAAAGATGATGTGCCCAAAGCACCATGTAGAAATGTCCATTTCCCTCGAAGTCACAGGAGGTTGCATGGGGGGTCATGGAGAGGATGATTATTGCTACTGTGACCCTCCCGATGTCCATCTGGAACTCAGTTGCCCCGGGAGTGGGGGATTCCCCCGAACCCGTGAGAATCGTGCCCACATGATCTCCATTGTCCCAGGTCTAACCGACAGGTATGGCATGGAACGGTGGTTTCGTGACCACCTCACTACAGTTTGCCTTATCACAGGAGAAGTAACCTAAAATGCCCAAACCTACAATCCACGTTGGCCTTGCGATAGAGCTTGACTTCACGGGGGTCCTCCCCCGGATGAGTCGCTTCGCGGCCATTGCCCGAGAGGAGACCTTTGAACGTGTGCCATCCCCCGAGAACTTTGAGGCCTTCCAAACCTGGCTTCTCTCCTTCCGAAGCACCCTTGTGGGGATCACCACAATACGGGAGTTCTCCGCCTTGAGTGGGGGGATGCTCCAGGGGATTGGGAAGTGGCCCTTCGGAGATCGCCTCATCGACATCAACACTTGGGTCGCGGCAAAGCAAAACGACACCCGACTTTCCCGAAAGTGGGGAAAGAGTTTCCTCCGCCCGGATTCCAAAGTCCCGGAGACCCTTGTGGAACTTGCCCAGAAACGTCTCTGGGCTGTGACAAGAGGACTCCCAGCGGATATGCCTATTGCAGAGATCCATCAACAAAAGGCTCCGCGTCGTAGAGATCGCTATCACGCTACCCCTCCCCGCGAGGAAGCCTTGCGAGGGGTCCCTGCCCCCGAACCAGTCTGGACAAGACAAGCCATAGATGCTATCCAACGTATGCAGATTCAAGCAACTACCCAAACACCGTGGCAGGGAGCCCTCGGTCAGACCACCACTACCTAAACCAACACCGCAGGCTACACATTCCTCACCCAAGGACTCCCCACTCGATGAATCCTTTCATTGACTACTCCCAATACTACGCATGGCTAAAGTGTCCGGGATTTTGGTACGAGCAATCCGTATCTCACCGCAAGCCCAAACCCCGAGAGGGCCAACGAGATGATGCTTTGGCCATTGGATCTCTGGTCCACAGTGGCCTAGAAACCTGGCAACTCACCCATCGAGTTGAGATCCCCCAAACCACCATCGAGGAGATCGGCCCCACACCCGAAGCTCTCAACATGTGTAATGCCTTGGTATATGGATACTCTCAGGCCTATCCCGAGGAGCCTTGGCCATTGGTGAGATGTGAGGAACCTTTAAGGTTTCCCCTACAAGATGGGCAAGATGCTTTGGATGGCCTCGCCAAGCTCGACATGTACTTCTATGTGGAAACCCTCACCCAAGTTGAAAGTGGCATCCCCGGTCAGACCTTAACCCTGAGTCCTGGGTTTTGGATTCAGGAGTACAAAACCAAGGACCCTGGCATTGACCTGGGCATGTGGATGAGGAAATGGGAATCCAATATGCAAGCTTCCTTCCAGATCCTCGCCCTCAGTCATCTTCTCCCTCGCCATACAATCCAAGGAGTGCTTGTCAACATCTTGGAGAAGCCCAAAATCTATGAACCCAAACGGAAATGCAAACAGTGCGTGGCTCAGTACGCTTTTGACTTATGGATCCCTACTGGAGAGGGAACTTACTCTTGCCCAGTGTGTGGAAATGTACAGAAGGTTGCAAAACTCAAGACCGATCCCGTCGAGCAAGCCTCTGCATACTACCGAATGGTCGTCCAACGATCCCCAAATCGCCTTAAGCGAGATCGAGAGCATATTCTAAAAGTCGCCCAATCCATGGCATACATGCGACAAGAGGGACTTGTCTCGGTGCCGTGGCAAACTGAAGCGTGCATTGACCCTCGAATGAATCGGCAGTGCCCGTACTTCAACAACCATATTCCCGATGGGGCAATGCCCACATTGGAGGATCCCTCAATGGTGGAGATTGAGGATTACGTGAAGGAGGTACCCAAGTGACAGACTACGAGGTGGTTCGGCAGCAGATCGAAACTCCGGGGTGCAGCGGGCAGCATCCGGCATCAGCGGATGTGTGCCCTGGCTGTATTGAGCGGCGAGATGCCCTCGCGGCGCTACGTGCGGAGCGCGACGAAGCCCTCCGCTTGCTAGTCGCTGCGATGTCTTGGGTACGCATGTGCCCAGTAGATGCGATAGACCGTAGAGCAAATGAGGAGTTGCAGCGACGTGCCGCCGCCGTGCTGGCGAAGCACCGGGGGGCGCTGGATGGGGCCTCCATATGAAATGTTGGCATTGTAATTCCCCCTCTCACTCCACAAGTGACCACCCAGGACTCTACAAAGGTGGTGCAACCCACGGAGATTATTACACCTTTAGAGGTCTTCCCCCAAGTCCCAGTACAGAACTTGCCACCCTAAAGGAACTTCTAAAGACCTACTTCGGCCAAGGCCCACTCTGGAAACCCTCTCACGGGCATGTACCAGCACAATTTGTACCCTTCATTGGATGCACTGCATGTAAGAAAGAAAAGGAGCCCAAATGAATCCAACCTACTCCCTCCCGGGGGTAACTCTCACCAACACAAAGGACATTGTATCCCCAGATACAAAACTAGCGATGCTTCTCTGGGCGGCGTCGGGTAAGGGCAAGACTAAACTTGCCGGATCCCTGCACCGCCTGACTATGAAATTCAACAACAAGCCCACCCTCTACATTGCCGTGGAAAGTGGCGAGGGTGGGGGAGCTGCAACACTTCGCAAGAATGAAGGTCCCCTATTTGTACCTAACTCCATGGAGGAGCTAGATCGGGCCCTAGCCGCCCTCCGGAATGATCGAACCTTTGGTGGCGTCGTGCTTGATTCAGCCACAGAGATGGTCAAGAAATTCGTCAAAACCAAAGCCCTCGCATACCCTGGCCGCGACAAAGGTCCCGTGCAAGGCCAACTCCGCACCGCTGGGATCCCAGGTCGAAGTGATTACCAAGTGATGGGAGAACTCACTCGTCAGGTCTTCCAGAGTCTTCTCAACATGTCCGCGATGGCCGATCCGGCTTTGAAGAAACACGTCCTAGTCACGGCCACAGACCGCACTATTGAGGATGAGATGGGGCGGATGACCTTCTGGGGACCAGACCTCCCCGGAGCAATGGCCGCCAGTGCTGCTGCGATGTTCCAAATCGCCGCGACAATTGACATTCGCCCCACAGTTGTGGGGGGCACACGCCTCAACCTCCGCTTCCTTACAACCGAAACCGATGGCCCCAAGGCTCTCAAAGATCGCTTTGATATCTTCCCAAAGGAAGGCACTCGGCTCAAGCTTCGAGATGATGACCCTGAAGGCCTCGACTTGTGTGACATGTGGGAGAAGTTCTGGCTTCCCCAAATGGGGCCGTTGCCCACGGAACCGGAGACGAGGTTCTAGAATGCCCAAACCTGTTAAAATTAAGCAACTAAATCCTTGTAAGGATTTCCCAAAATACAAAGGTGTTTACTGCCCTAGATGTGGATGTCTCCCTTGTTTTGAAAAATGGTTAAAACTAGCCTACCGTCGAACTTTCACATAGAGGAGGTGATACGCCACGACCTACCCGCTCCAACCGGGAGGAACGTAGCTTAGGGAAGGAAACTCCGCCCTTCCCCTTGACAAAGCCCCTGCGGAGTGGTACAATAGGAGAACCTCAAGGATCGCTTGAGGCCTTTTAAATCAATCACCTACAAACCTTGGCAGGAGTGCCAAGAAATGGAGAGTTACTACATGGAATTTCAATATTTCAATATCATGGACGTGGATCCGACCTTCCGCCCCATTGACCAGGGGACCTATACCCTTCAGCTTGCCAAGATTGGGGGCCAAGTGAAGATCCCCAAGTCCGGCAAGATGGCAGGACAAGAAACCCTGATGATCAATGGGACCTTCATTGTCACGGGAGATCCCACCTTCTCGGGGCGTCGCCTCTTCAACACCTTCTGGATTCACAATCCCTATGACCAGAAGGCGCTTCGCAAAATCGCAGATCGCACAGGGGTCGTGCAGAACCCCGGAGAGTCCTTGGAAGATTGGCTGGGTCGCCTCACTCAAATCCAGCCCAACTTCAAAGCCAAAGTCGATGTGGTCAAAGAGCCTGACCAGACAGGGGAGGTGGTTGATGTGAATAAAATCGACTTCCGCACCATCGCGGCGGTCTAATCGAAGAGAAACCCCATGAAGAAACTTTATGGTCTCCTCTTCGCTTCAATTGTGGGACTGGGTCTTATGGCCCAGGATCCCTATCACGGACCCACGTTCCCCCCGGATCCATGTGTGGAAGATCCGGCACCTTGTGGGCCACCGCCGCCACCGCCACCTCCCAGTCCCAAGTGTCCCCCGATGCCACCCGAGTGGTGTGGAGGACAGCTTGATGAGAGTGGTTTCATCATCCTCCCAGGTGGTGGGCCGATTGTATTCTCTACCCGTCCTCCTGCTCCGAAGGCACCGAGGACACCCATAGCCCATAAGAAGTAAACTTCGACGTTGGTAGGGGTATTCCTTAGCCCCCAATCCCGGTGCAAAGCCGGGTACCTCTTTAGGACAGCCGTGAATATGTCTAAGTACTTGGAGAATAAACGGCCAAGACGTAAGATCTGCCCTAACCAAGGCTCCCTCGATGGACTCACCAGCGTTGGGGGATCTGCCAGGCCTCGCAAGCCTACTGGTGACCAATCTTTTATGCCCCCACAAAGTTGGTTCACCGCAGATACCCATCTTGGCCACGACCGGATCATCGAGTACTGCAAGCGCCCGTTCTCTGATCACCTCGAGATGGAGGAGATAATGCTCGAGCGATTCAACTCGGTCCTCCGAAGGGGAGATATCCTCTACCACCTCGGAGACCTCGCATGGTCTACGTATGATCTGAACCAATTCTTCTCTCGCCTCAACACCAAAGCCGTCCATCTTATCGTTGGAAACCACGACAAGCTCCGTCACTCCGAGTATGCCAAGTACTGCCAATGGGTAGGGGAAACCAAGTGTGTCACTCATGGCACCATCCGCAGCCATCTCCTCCACTACCCCATGCGGAGTTGGTCGGGTAAGGGCAAAGGATCCTTCCATCTCCATGGGCATTGCCATGGGAATTTGCCCCGTCTCGATAGAAGCCTTGATGTCGGCGTGGATACCCACAACTTCTACCCCTGGAGTTGGGATGAGATCTACGAGATCCTCAAGGATGTGCCAAAATTCTCCGAAGACACCCGGAGTGATCACCATGGATTTGAAACAGGGAGTTAAACTATATGAAGCACACCACTCACCACGCACCAGTAACCTTCCAGATCCAACTTGATCCGGAAACTCTAAACACCTATGATCTTAACCAACCATATCTCTCCATTGATTCACGGGAGTTTCCAAAACTTCTTGGCCTGATGAATGAATTCGTGGCCAAGCTCCAGAGTTTTGGCTATGTCCGAGCGGAGATGTATACTGGCCAGAAGCAATCCCGATTCTACTCTGAGGATTAATGATAGACGCACAAAAAGTTCAAGACTTGTATCTCTCTGGTCTAAGTACTCGTCAGGTTGCAGCATCTTTGGGTATAAGTAAATCTCAGGTAGCTTATCTTTGTAAAGAAATTCTTCGTTCAAAACGAGATGCTCTTTTTGGTAGAGAACTTACGCAAACTCCTCAGTGGAGGGCTTGCCGGTTTCGCGCACGAAGAAAAATGGAACACCATCTTGGCTATCCCCTAACTCCACAAGAACATGTTCACCATATTGATGGAGATTTTACAAATAATTCCCTATCCAATCTTGAAGTACTTCCAGAAGGTCTCCACCATAGCTTACATGTAAGAGGCCCAGAGTGGAATATCCCTAGACACCTACGTCCAGCAAGGCAACTATATATGAAAGAATATCTAAAGACCTATAGGAAGTCTAGATGATTGCTAAACCAGCGTACTGTGCGTTATGCCCAATTGGCCATCTCACCAGCAATGGCCCAGGAGAAGGCTATGTCCCTCTCTTCTCAAGTGATGGCCAGCATCTCCTCGTTGGAGAGGCCGCAGGGGAGGAAGAGGCTCGTCAGGGTCGAGGCTTTGTCGGCGGAGCAGGCCAGTGGCTCCGCAATCTCACCAAATGCGCGGGGATCCCATTTGATCATTGCTCCACATTGAATGTCATTGGGTGCCGCCCTCCGGAGAATGTCTTTCCAGCGGATCCGAAGTGGCGATGGACCAGTAAAGACGTTGCCCGTGTGGGGATTGAGTATTGCCGCAAACACCACTTCCTCCCATCCTTGGCCAGGAGTGGGAAGCCCAAAATCATCGCCCTTGGGGACCATGCCCTCGAAGCCCTCACCACACGTAAAGGGATAACCATATGGAGAGGTAGTCCCCTTCCCCTTCGGGGTGATACGAGTGCCAAGCCCCGTGTGATCCCTACTCTCCATCCCGCCTTCCTCATGAGGCAAGCCAAGATGTTCAGCGTGGTAGTGGGGGATCTCAAAAAGTCCCTTGTCCTCCCCCCGGAGCGATACAATCTTTTCCCAACCTTGCAGGAAGTGAAAGATTGGAATGCGAAGGATTTTGCGTTCGATTTTGAATGGGATCGAGACGGTAACATCACTGTGTGTGGTCTCACTGATAGGTTTTATAGCGCTATTGTTGTGCCTTTTGCTGGTGCCTATATACCTGAGCTTAAAAGGATCTTCGAGTCCGCCACGAGTTTGATTGGCCACAACATCATCAACGCAGACATGGCCCATCTTGATCGGCTTGGATGGGATGTCTCCAAAGCTGTGATCGAAGACACGATGCTCAAGCAACACCTCGTCCAACCCGATATGAAACATGACCTTGGCTTCGTGGCCTCGGTCTTCACGAACAAAGTCTTCTGGAAAGGAAAATGGGGAGAAATCGAAGATGAAGACGGAAACCTCGTACCCAGTCACATTCAATGGAAGACCTGGGATTCTCCAGATCTCGGTATCCCTAAGGACAGTGGGGGATATCTTGGTTGTCGAAGTGGAGATGAAGCTTACCGACTCTACAACGCACGAGATACTGATGCAGAGTTCCAGATCAATATCCCCCTCTCTCAAGCTCTCCGACGATTCGACATTGAAGCTGTCTATCGACACGTCTCCGTCCCTGCGGCCTTCATCTGCCGAGACATTGGAGAGCGAGGCTTCAAACTTGACACGTCTCGACTTGGAGAGATACGAGAGGTTCTTGATAAAGAGATAATCGAATACGAAGACCTTCTTCCAGAGGGATTAAAACCTTATGAACAAAAAGTCCCATGTAACTGCATCGCAGCTCCTGGAACACTACGACCCAAATTCAAGACTTGTAAAGGCAATTCGCGCAATCCTCACTCGCCAAAGCGTTTCGAGTTCACATCCCTCGGTCAAGAATATACTTGCGAGTGTGGTAAGAAACTCACCAGTGGGAAAATGGTGGAGGCAAAAATTACCAAAGGAACTCGTATAGAGAGGATTGTCCCTTACAACTCCACCACCCAAGTCCAGGCATACTCCCAGGGCCAAGGGCTTCGCACCATAAAGGACACCAAAAGTGGAAACATCACAACAGGCAAGAGAGCCCGGAAACTCTGGGGCTCTAAGGATCACCCGGAGTTCTCCATCCTCGACAAGCTTAAGGAAAAGATTACTCTCCGAAATAACTTTGCGAAGGACTCATTGCTTGGCCAAGATCGAATGTACTTCAATCTCAAGGTCCACGGCACTTCCGAGGGACGCTTGGCAAGCTCGGGCCGTCGTGAAGGGATTGATCTCAATATTCAAAACCAACCGGAAGAGTTCCGGATTATCTACGTTCCTGACAATCCTGGTTGGGGGATTCTTAATTTGGATATCTCCGGAGCAGAAAACTACCTCACCACATGGCTAGCCGAGGACTGGGATCGATGGGAACGTCTCAAAACCCCCGGCTACGATGAGCATTGTGATCTGGCATCAAAAATCTTTGGCCGTCCCATCTCCAAATCCAAAGACGACAAACTCTGGCGAGACGTGGGAAAGAAAATCAACCATGGCAGAAACTACGGTATGGGTGTTAAAAAGCAACGCGAGTTTCTCGTTGAGGAAGGGTTTAACTACTCCGAGGCCGACATTAAGGAGTTTGTGGAGATTTGGAAAGGGCTTAATGCTGGCACTGCTAAGTGGCAACAACGGACGATTGAGACTGCTCAGAAACAAGGGTGGCTGTGTAATCCGTTTGGGCGCAAGAGATGGTTTCAGAGTAGAGATATTTCGGGACAGAGCCTCGCCTTCTTACCCGCATCCACCTTGGCGGATATGGTTTTACGAATGATGTTCTGTCACTTCCCAACGGATCCCAGGATCTGGCCAAGTGTGGATCACTGGAAGATGGGAGTCTTTCATGAGATGGCCAGGGACTGGAGAATGGCAGCACAGGTACATGATTCGATTGTCTTGATGGGTCCCCATGACGGCCACATGGAACAAGCCCGGAAGTCGGCTTCGATCTTGTGCCAACCCTGGCCAGAACTCAATGGATTCCACTTCGAGTGTGATATCAAATACTCCACCAAGAGTTGGGGAGAAGTTTCGAAGTTAAAATTGGAGGGCTAAATGCCAAAAAAGATAACCATGTCCAAACCAAGTTTCATCAAGGAGCATGTCCATCTTGTAAAGGTCCTCCGAGGGGGAAGTCTCTCGGAACGCAAGCGAGAAGCCGCAGAGCAAGCAAAGGAATTACGGGAGAAACGATGACCATAAATGAAGAATTGTACCTTACTGATTTGGAAGAAACCCTCCTCGAACTTGTGGAGATGATGGATGACTTCATCCACTCGGGGGTGGAACTCACAGATCTAGAAGTCTCCGATGCGGAACTCTTTCTAGAGCAAGCTTCCCAGCTTGTTTCAAATGGAGTGGGATCCTACGAGGACTCGGATTGATGGCCTCACACAACCACATTGCCATGCAACTCCGTCTCCAAAAGGAAACCACGCCCGAGAAATTCTGCCCATACAAGGCCTGCCTCTACAAAACCGGAGGTCCCTTGTGTCCCAAGCACCTCGCTCGAGCCCTGAAGGGAGGACAAGAATGCAATACTGTCTAGACTTTGGAGATCGCTGCATCCATGGCCGGACCTACGAGCATCAATATACTCTTCCTACAAATGTAGTATGTCCGTGTTGCCAGGGGGCGTTCTATCATCATTCCCCCGTCTCGAAGGAGTGGCTATGTTACTTTTGTCGGGAGGCAAAGACTTGAACTGGACCCTCCTCCCTAAGGACTCTCTCCTCCAGGATTGGTGTAGGGTTCTCTCCACTACGGAAGTTCCCTTCTCCTATCAGGTGGCATGTGGGATCTCGCTCATTGGGGCCCTATGTAAGAGAAACATCTGGATCGATCAACAACCAGTAGGAGGGGTAGGATGGAAGGTATACCCAAACCAAAGTGTGATGCTCGTGGGACCTTCCGGGATCGGGAAGGACACTGCAATCAACTTTGTTCAACGCCAACTCGAGAAACTTGGCACAATACCTATCATTGGGGGCCGGACAATAGAAACCATCTATCAGCGTTTAATTACTATTGGGGATCCTGCTGCGGCCTATCTCCCAATTGGGGAACTAACCTCCTTTCTTGGAGGCAAGGACTACCAGAAGTCCATGACCCAGGAGATCACAAATCTCTTGTCCAGCAATGAAAGTGTGGACATCTCCACCAAGGGAGACCTGGCCTTTGGGGGACCCAAAATCATCAAACGCCCCACCATCACCATGCATTGCGGATCCACTGTGGAGTGGCTACACAAAGCCATGCCAGATGGAGCCCTTGAGGGGGGCTTCATGGGGCGCTTCCTCATCATCGTGGAGTCCCTTGGGGGGAGACAGGTCCCTCTCCTCAAATACGAAGTAAGCGACCAAGCCGAGAAGGCCTCAATCCGTGAGTCCAACTCCCGATGGAATGAGATGATTGTCCGGCTCATTAACAAGGCATCCCACGTTGGAGAGATGATCCTCACTGAGGATGCAGTCCACACCTACGAGAACTGGTACCACAATCGGTTCAAACTCTTCTCCAAGGCAACCTTCCCCTACGCGAATCGCTCTCGTGACACGGTGCTTCGTCTTGCGATGCTCATGGCTCTGACTCGGGAACACTGGGGATGGGTGGATGAAGTGGATGTGCGCTTCGGGACAAAACTCCTCAGTGGAATGGCAAGTCGCATTGATGACGCAGTGGTCCCTCCCACCCTCGAAGCTCAAGCCGCAAAGGATATCCTCGGGATGCTCCCTTGTGAGTGGAAACAGATCCTCAAGGAACTTGGCCGGAAGTACAACATCCGTCTCCTCCAAAGTGCGGAGACGTTGCTACTTGGCTCTTGCCAAATCGCCCACAAGAATGACAAGGTGATCCGTCTCTAACCCCTTGACTTTCAAGAAGATCCGTGCTATAATACCAAAAGTGAGGTGCCAATGAAAAGTACTACACCCCCTACGAATGTCCTTGTGATCCCCGATGTCCACTATCGAGCAAAGGCAGGAGGTGAGGATCGCCGAACTCTCGACGCCATCAAGACCTACGCAAATGACCATCGTTGGTCCCACGTTGTGTGGCTTGGTGATGTGATGGACCACAACTCCATCTCCTCCCACAACAAGGGGAACATCAAAAACGTCGAGGGCGAGACCCTCTTCAAGGATTACACCAAGGCCAACAAGGACCTAGATGAATTTGAACAGGCCACCCCCGATGCGGAGAAGTGGCTTATCGAAGGAAACCACGACTACCGTGGAACTCTCCTTGCTCAGTTCCAACCCCAACTTTCAGGTCTCGTGGAGGCAGAGAATGGACTTCGTATTGCAGAACGTGGATGGAATTGGGTACCTTACTGGTCCACTGGGAAAGTCCTTGATCTTGGCAAAGCAAGCTTCGGGCATGGAAGATACACAAATAAATATCACGCTGAAAAACATGCGACTCGGTACGGACGGAATTTTTTCTACGGTCACCTTCACGACATCCAAAACTACACCGTAGAACGGGAAGGGGATAACCTCAAATATGAAGCCGCCTCTCTCGGATGTGTGTGTGATTATCGCCAGTACTGGCTCAAAGGCCGAGCCACAAAATGGCAGCAAGCCATCTCAATCTTCCGCTTCCAACCAAATGGATTCTTCAATCGTTACACCACCTCAATCTTCAACCACAGCTTTGTATCTCCCGAGGGAAAACTATACAAGGGTTAAAGCCCTGGCTCAATGTATTTTTGAAGTAGATCGCTGTGCAATAGAGGTGAGGGCAGGGAGACATCGCAATCCTGGAGGATGTCTCCTTGGCTTGAGTGATTGGATGGCTGAAGAATGTTTAATCCGATTGGAGATAAGAGATGAGAAACTTCGACACCGGAGCAACCCGAGACACTGATGAGAACAAGTATGACTATGAGGGATTTCTCTCCCCGCTTGTAGTGGAACGTTATGGTGCATATATGCACAAGCACCGCAAACAAGCAGACGGCAAGCTTCGGGATAGTGATAACTGGCAAAAAGGAATCCCCAAGGCTTGCTACATCAAGAGTGCCTGGAGACATTTCTTCGACTGGTGGACCCAACATCGAGGCTGGCCAGGCCAGGATGCCCTTGAAGAGAGCATCTGTGCATTGATCTTCAACGCCAGTGGGTACCTTGATACCCTTCTACGAGAGAGGTTGAAAAATGGCAAGACGCCTGTGCAATGAGAGTGTGGTTAAATTCGTCTTCGAACATGGCCTGGATCATGCCCTACTAGATGAACTCCCCTCCTCAAAGATCGATGACCCCACCCTCCGCAAGGCATGGGCCAAAGCCCATGACCATATGGTCTCCCTGCTGACCTATCTGGGAATCAATGAGGAATATAATGTTTGAAATGAGGCCAAGATGACCCCACAGATCTGCTACATCCGCTGGAAAGATGCCTGCTCCGATGAATCCGACACAGGCCCCAACGTCGCAGCCCTCGTGGAACTCGAAGAGGTGGGGTTCCTCGCGGATGAAAACTCCGAGGCCGTGATGATCACAATGGAACTCCATGGGAATCCCGAGACTTCTCCGGGGCGGTGGCGTCTTTCCATCCCCCGCCATTCCATCGTGGAGATGAGGGTCCTGGATCTCCCTCGGGCCCTTCCCAAACGCAGCAAGGTCATTGGGTAGACTTGTCCCGCGAGGGGGCCATTGCTCCGAGAGCTGCAAGTCCGGCACCTCCGAAGACCTTCGCCCCTGTGGCAATCTTCTGCATTGATGCTCGAGCTTGGGAGAAGGCCTTGGTGCCCCTGAATTTCCTAACTGGAAGCCCCATGTCGTGGGCAATCTTCTCAATCTGCGCGAGATTTGCTGGATCCATTCCTTTAGTATTCACGTAGAGGCCTTTGATGGCGTTGTTTGGAACTGGGGTACTTCCATGCGTGCGACGTTCGCACTCAGAGTTGATGCCATCTATTCCCTCGCTGTCATCTTGCGGTTCTGCCACATCCGTAGCAACGCATCCCGTAGGGAGGGATCTTGCAACTTCGAGGCCGCTGCCTGGACGTATCCCTCTTGGGGCTTTGGATCCCACGCATTGTTGAATGCCAACCCAAGGCCCTCATCAGAGAGTTGCCTTGGGCTTCCTGCATTTTCTTGGCGATTATACACTGGAGAGGCCTGAAGATAATCTCGGGATGAAGTGGGAACCTGTCCCGCGAGTTCCTCTGCATGTCCCGCGAGTCCCCCCACATCATATATCCTATGTGCCACTTCGTGGGCGAGGGTCGGGCCACTTGCCCCATACCCCGAAGGTTGCAAAGATATGGCTCCCTTCTTGGCTTTCCAATTCTGAACCAACCCCGCAAGATCTGGGCTTCGCCCTCCCGGTGAGTCCTGTAAGATCTGACCCGGATTCGCATTGGCCCTATACTGTCCCCCAATCCGAGGGTCTGTTTCATTCCAAAACACCGGAGTCCGTGTGTACCTATCCTGCGCGACCCGGGGTACATCCTCGGGGGTTCTCCACCGGGCCATCAAATCCTGCCACATAGACCTCAAATCCGCCATGAGACCCCCTGTTATTTTTTTGTGTGCATGTCCAACAAAACTTGAATCATCGCCTTCTGTTCTCGGAGGGATTTCTGAATCTCCGAGAACCTCTCTTGATCCACCGCTTGCTGGGTCACGACCTTGGACAGAGTTTCACTCTGCTGATCGACACGCTTGCTTGTATTCTGTCCCCATGCTCCGACGAGGGTTAGCACCAATGCCAACAACGTGGTGATGCTGAGCCATACCAGGCTGGTTACCGACACTGGCCGGGGCTGCTGAGACTGAAGGAAAGGAGTAATCATCTTTGGAAATCCTTATAGGGCTAGTTTTACTTTGGTGTATCCCCCAACTTATTGCGGGGGTTGTGTTGCTGGTTGGGTGGGTACTAGGGCTCGAAGCTTAGGAATCCCCCCAATCGTTTGGGCAGCAGCCCCGCCTCGGAGATTTGTCTGGCGAAGGTAATCTCCAAACTTTGCCCGAGCAATGGGGTCTGTGGCAAGTTTCCGTGCAAAAACCGCCGCTGCTGCGAGAACTCCACCCCCAAGACTTGCCGCCCCCGCACCGATGGGGATCACCCCACCGAGATTTGTCAGAGTGGAGAGTCCCGCCACGGTTGCCCCACCAAGGACATACTGCATCGCGTGCATCAGGGTCTGGGGCTTCGTCTTGGCCATCTCCTTCACCGCATCCTGGATGGCAATGGTTTGGTGGATGGTCCGATTAAACTCCCCGGGTTCTGCCCCAGCGATCCTCGAGTGGCCCTCGTTGATGCCATGGATCATCAAATCCCGAATGGTATCCTCCGAGGGATTGGTCTCCGCGAGGGTTCCTTGGCTGCGTTGGGCTTCCCGTTCCGTCTGGGTGGCCTTCAAAGCTTCCTTTCGTTCTTGCCATTTCCACGGAGTTGCGGTAGGGTTGGCCTGTTGGACTCGTTGGGCATATTGCCAATCCGTCTCGAGAGGTTTTCCTTGGGGATCCACGAGTTTGGGGATCTTAGTGAGGGCTTCAATCTTGTTGGCCAGAGCACTCTCCGCCGAGGACGTAGAATCCCCTACGGCTTGTTTTTCCTGGATATACTGCATCGCTGGAGTCAACACATCGGAGATGGGCATCTGGGCCTGGGAAGTTTGGAGCCGCTGATTCCTTAGTTCCGTGGCCTTGGCGATCACCCCTTGGGTTCGCTCTGCTTGGGGAGTGGCCTCCCGTCCTCGCCTTGGCTGAGTATCCATTGACTCGATACGACCCCGCATTTCCTCAAATGGCGTCAGCCCAGGTTGGGCCTTACCCGTCACCCTATCAATCCTCGGCACCACTGCAAGATCCTTTTCTGTCTTGTTCTTCTGCAAGAAATCCCCCGCCACATCCGTAAGATCCCTCTGAGAATTCCTTACCATAGACTCCCCAACCCTTCGAAGGGGAGTTCCCGCTGCTTCCACAATATCCGGACCTGAATTCATCAGTGCAAGCTGTGCCACATCAGACATGGACCCTGCCGGATCCCCCGAGGTAAAGCGGTCTATTGCCCGATTCACTTGGGGTCCGACCAATGCTCCCAATGGGGTGGAATTAATCCCCTGCCGAAGTCCCGCTCGGATGGGATTCTCTTGTTGCATTTGCTGCTGCTGCTGCTGCTGGGCTCCGATGAGACCCGAGGCGGTATCCGTCACTGCCTCGAGAGGATGGGACCCCGTGAGTTTCCCTAGTTGATCCTGTAACATCTGGCCCACGGCTTGGGAGTCTTGGCCAAGTGCCTCACCAAACCGCCCCACTGCATTCTGAGTGGCCTGCTTGGTAGCACCCCAACCAAGTTTCAAGGCCTGCAAGAATGGGGAACCCGAGATGTCCTCCCCACTTGTCCCGGGGGTGGCCTTGTCCCACCCATTTTGTTTGGCTAGAGCCGTGAGTCTGATCTGCTGTGTGGGGCTCAACTTCAAGGAGCCCCGTTGGTTATACAGATCCTTCAGATCCGCTAGTTCCGCTGGACTTTGATCTGCCATGGTTTCTCCTTACTTCCCCAGAAGCCTTTCAGCTTTCTCTTGAGGGGTTTCTTCTTTCCCCGTTTCTTTGTCCTCAATCACTCCCGCCCCGATGAGCCCTCCCCATTTGTTGTTGTTTTGAATCACCGCATTCCTCTGGTTATCCTCAATGTAATGAATGATACTTAGAAGTTTGCTATACGCCAAGGCGAGGGAATCCTTTTCGGGAAATGGTGTATGCACCTTAAGGTCCTCTTGGATCTTCTCGGTTGAGGAACCCGAAGCTTTGGCAATACGCCCCGCTGCCAGAGTCTGGAAGACCTTTGTGAGGTTGATATATTTATCCTGTAAGGGTTTGATACCTGCTTTGTACTCTGCAGATTGCAAGAGTGTACTGAATGGCATGGAAGAATCCTTTAGGGCCTTTCCATCTGGACCTTTGGCTTCGAGGAGCCCTTTGATTTCCTTGGCCAGGGCTAGAGTTGAATCAATCTCCGTCAGAGCCTTCTGACCCTGCTGAGTGAGAAAGACTGGAAGTTGCTTTCCATCTCTCACCCACTTCGCGGTGATGGCCATTCTCTCTTCGGGATTCCTCCCTCTCATCAAAACATCCGGAGGCATCCCAGTCTTCATCATCACATCGTACATGCTATCCGCCATGGCTTCGGAGCGTTTGATGACCCCTTGGGCTTTGGCATTATCCGTAGCCACCGCCGCAGCCGTAGCGAGTTCAAGATTCCTTTTTCGAGCCTCGGGCCCATTCGTGGTCTGATATGCAATGATCCTCCCGGAGACCCCCTCAAGTTGCTGGGGGGTTCGGGCGGTGTCAATTTCACTCTTAAACATCGCTGCGGTTGGAGGGTCTGCCTTTGCAATAAAGTTATCCACCAGACCATGAAGGGACTTGGCATTGCTTTGCAAGTCCAACATCGCCGCGTGTTGTTCCTCTGCCTTGGCCCGATCCTTGGCATTCTCCGTGATGAAGGGTAAGACCCTCGGGTCTACATTGAAGTTCCCCTCCTTATCCGGCACCGCACCTTTGAACATCGTGGTATAGGCCTTACCCATCTCCGAATCTGCAGGCATTGCGATGCGATTGGCCTTCTTCTCATTCGGATCATACTCGGGATTTTGATGGAAAGGAATCCCTCCCATGGTACCCGTCATCGAGGGCGGTGCAGCCGCATTGGCTGAGGTGGGTCCGAGGAACTCCAATCCTGGTGTTGGAGCTTGTCCTGGAACTGGGGGAGTTTGTCCCCAATCATTCTGGGGATTTGGCCCGAGTCCCTGAGAGGGTCCGGGAGTCCCCGGGGTTCCCTGAACCGAGGGGGAGACCATCCCCTGTAAGTTTGGAGCCTGCCCCAGTGCCACTGGCCCTTCCGGTGTGGCCATCTGCATCAACTTGAGTTGATCCTCTTGCTGCTTGTTTTGCTGTGCTGCTTTTTGTTCCTCGAGAATTGCCTTCTCATATGGCGAGAGGGTGTTATGCAGCAACATCTGATTTCGGAATTGATCCGCTTGGCGGATCCTCTCTTGATCCTGCATGTCCCTCGCTCGAGAGGATTCCTGAGTCTGCCGAAAGAACTCTGGGTTATTCTTCGCGGCAAAGCCATTCAGCAACGCTTCAAGAAAGGTCCCGGCATTTCCTTTTTGGGGCGGAGCCCCATAGTCTGTGGGGTTGGGCTTTGGTCCTGCCCCGCGTTGCACAAGATCCGGCATCGGACTGGGCGAAGCCTGCGGGGATACCTGCCCCTGGAACTTCAGAAGTTGCTGCCTTAGCAACTCCCGAGGGTCCAAGGTTTGCTCCCCCTGTTGGGGGAGGTCATAGAGGGAATTCAAATCTGGGCTCATCAGGGCTCCTTAGAACAATTTCCCCAGCAACCCCGTCCCACCTTTCTTCTCTGTGGTGCTTTGGGTGGTGGAGGTGTTTTGGTTTTGGCTACTATTCATCATCGAACTCAGCCAATTACTAATATCTGTGAGGGAGGTTTGGTTGTTTGCACCTTGGGTGGTTTGGCCAAAGATCGGCTTGTATGATCCCGCTTGTCCCAGGACATTCTGGAACTGTGTATCCGCATATTGCCGATTCTGCACCGGAGCCTGCGCAAGATACTGGCTTTGGGAGTTGAGTTTGTTATTGAGGAGCCCCGCCTGAGCAGTTCCGGCGGCTCCGGAATTTAAGGCTCCTCTCTTGGCAAGGTTCCCCATCAACCCCTGCAAGGCTTGATTGTAGTTTGTATTGAGGCCCCCTGTGAAGGCCGTCTGCTGTGCTTGCCCCAGCAATGGCTTTGACGCCTGAGCGAAGCCCTGATTGAACCTCCCGGGCAGTGAAGCTTGAAACGCCGCATACTCCGGGGAGAGATTCGGGGTAGTGGTAGCTACATTTGTTCCGGAGACATTTTGATTTGTTTGACCTCCGGAGTTTTGGCTGGTATCGCTACTTGCGGATCCAGACATGTTGGAACTTCCAGAGCTATTTGTGGTATTTGTCTGGCTCCCTCCTCCAAGGAGACTTGAGAAGAGGCCTCCAAGTGCCCCTCCAAGGGGACCCATGAGGAGACTTCCGATTCCCGGGGCTCCGCCACCACTCGTTGTTCCCATTGACATGCTTCCCACCTCTTCCTTGTTAGGCCAAAGTTGACCAGATTTTCTGCTATCCCACCCTTCACAATCGCGTCTTCCGTGAGACCTTCAAACTTGAATCCCATTCTCTTGGCCAAAGCCTTGGCCGGAAAATTCTTTTCCATAATCGACGCACTCACTCGGAGCAATGTTGGGATCTCCTCAAAGAGTGCCCTAATCACAAGGAGCCCCGCTTCATCGACCAATCCCGTCCGCCAGGCCTTTCGGGCCGTAGCCACATGAAAGAGTCCATTTCGAATCACACCCTTCGGCAGACACACAATGGGTTCGAAGACCCCAATCCCAATCAATGGAGCTTCGTGTTTGATATTGGTGATATGATTCTTATCAATGATCCCCCAAGTGGGGATGGTCTGCACCACACTCTCCATCCATGTGATGAAATCCTCCTGAGTGCTCGGAGTATCATCCGTCTCCGTGAGTGTGCGGTAGCAATGATTCCACCCATATGTCCGTTTCACCTCCGATAGGGGAAAGGGGAAGATGAGATCTACATTTTGTCCGGATATAACATTCATTTTGTTTTCGCCTCCTTTGGCGAGTGTTGATTTAGGGTCCAACCCATAAAATTGTAATACTTGTATGGGGAGTTTCAGTCTTTCCCACTCCCGCAAGGGAGAGTGCTTGGAGTTTTAAAATCTGCCCCCCTAACATAGGCAAAAGCCACTGTTGAGAGGCGGCACTGTAGAATCCATTTCTATTCTCCTGGGTTATAGCAAACCCTGTGGGTTGAACCCCATTTGCGAGAAGTGCCCCCGCAAAGATTTGACTACTCGTGCCACTTGCGATGAAGAAAAAGTTCCCTTGGATTAGATACGTCCCACTCCTCTGGCAAGTCAACGCGCATCCAGGGACATCTTGAAATCCCGCTGTCAGGGATAACTGAGAGGATGCGTTGGCAAGTTGAAAATCCCCCAGGACCCCCACACTCTTTGGGGGAAGTCCGCTTTGAAGAGCCCTATCCACATACTCCTTTGTTGCTGCATCATCAGGGAGAATTGGAGTGGCGAGATGCTGCGCGGTTAGACCCTTACCATCAAGTTGGGTATTCTTGGAATCCTCTACCAAAGTTGAGACCAAACCTGAGAGGGCATTTTGCACCACATTCCTCGCCTCATTGAAGTCCTTGAATGGGGGAATGGCGATTTGTGTTTTCTTCACCTAACTCGCCACCTCTTGGGGTTTGCCATGATATGTGACTCGAGAGAACCCCTTCACGCCAATCCGCTCGATATCGAGATTTGATCTCCATACTCGGAAGGGTTCTGAAGATGTGAGTTCCTGCTCGAAGAGATACCCCCGAATCCCTGGAGGGAAAGAGAGCACATCAAAGAATTGTCTTCCAGAGACCACTACGGTATTCGTGAGAACTGGAACCCCATCAGCTCTCCAAGTCGAAGTAACGGTGCCGAATCCTTCGAGATCTAGGGAATTGAACCTTGCCATATCCAACTGTGTCACGCCTCCGGGGCGTTTATATGTAAGGACCCAGGTGGTCTTGTTGAAGGGACGTGGTTCTAGTTCAAAGTCCGTCTTGTACCACTTGAATGGAGTGGAGGCATTGTATACCACCCAAACGGTATTTCCCACAGTGACATTGGGCTCTCCAAATTCATAACTCTTTCGGAAATCCCCGGTCATGGTATTGATCGCCACTGCATGTCCATCCACCATCAAAGTCGCAGTGATGGTTCCATGTAGAGGATGTACCTCATTCACCCAGGTCTTGATTGTGGAATCACTCGGGGCGCTGATCTTGGAAGATACATACTGTAGAACCCTTGGTGGCTCTGGGCGGGTTTGGTTCCAGGAGTTGAAGATCTGAAAGGTCCCTCCACTCCCCACGGTATAGGTGGTGTAGGATATGTTCCCTAGAATCTCATTTGGATAGGCCTTGGGGAGAGTCACTGGGCCTACCAAATTCGAAGCTCTCCCTTCATATGCATAGTTCTGCCCCGAACTTGGGGCGGGGTATGTATTTGTCATCACAGGGACATTGTCCACAAAGGTCACCCCAATCACTGGGGCCGAACCTTGAATGGCAATCTCCGTGAAGTTGCAATCCCAAATCTTCTCTGTAGATGGATCTCCCGAGGGATCAAAGTCTGTTCTCCAATACGTGACTTTTGGAGGTTGGACAATCGCGGACCATTGTAGCCCCGAGACTTTCTGCCCTAGGGTCCCCTCTTGGGTACCGAAGAATTCAAATGCCAAATTATTCACCACCTGCCCTGCAAGTGGTTGGGGGGTCCATCCACGAGTGGTGTTTGTTAGAGTTCCCATGGTGTTTAACACACTATCCAGGGACCCTCGAACTTCAATTCCATTTGAGGCTTCTGCCTCCACTGAGGCCCCTTCAATGAGGATGTCCAGTGGTGAGGCCCAAGTCTTGGTGCGGAACCCCCATTGCACAAATCCATTCGGATCGGTTAGGCCTTGTTCAAGTTGTACGATCCGCCCATCCATGAGTCCCGCGACGAGGCGGTTATTCACGAAGTCCCAAAAGAGGGAATTAATAGTGTAGGGATACTCATAATACCACACTCTTTCCAATACCAGATCAAACACAAATACCGTGTTATTCAAGGTGGGATCCCCAAAGCTCTTGAAGGTCGGGGCGGCCAGATAAATCTTCCCATCCCCATACGTCGCACAAGCCTGGCCGAGGAGAGGGATATTAAACGCCGGGACTCGGTATCCCTTTTGGGCTGCGGGGTCCAAAACCGAAGTTCCCTTCCAAGCATCACCTATCTTATTATACACCCAATCCAAGGGCGTGTCAACTCCATAGCCGGGATAATACAAGGACATCCCATCATACCCAAAGAGCAAAATCCCCTTGGGGGTTTTGATGATGGTCTTGGATGCGGCGGAGCCTCTGCGGCTTCCGGACTTGCGGAGTGTCCAATCCTGCGCGGGTCCCTCAAAGACTGTGCCGTCCATCTCGTAGACGGAGTTCTGATTCACAATCACCAATGGTCCCCAAGCAGAGAACCCCTGAATGGGATCCCCCGTGTTGGATACTGTGGTTTGGCTTTCTTGCTGAATCGTATTCGGCTGTCCGGGGAGAGACCAGAAGAGTTGATTCCCAGTGCCCAGAAAGACCCTATCCTGCCAGGGCTCGGAGACTGCATTGACCCCAGCGGTTGGCCAGGAAGTCCAGAGGTTTCGAGTTAGAGAGGGATTGTTAATAATCTCCGCATCGGAGTAACTATAATCTGAATAAATCGCGTTAGATATCCCTTGGTTGTTGATGGCAAAGTAATCCACCAGATACGCATCATTCAACACCCCGCCTTGGCGGTAGATACCATAATGTGTCACCCCTTGGAGATTCGTGTAGGGAGCCCCAATAAACCCAATCGTCAGGCCCGCCGCTGCCCCTTGGCATTTTTTTGGGCTTGAAAATGGACTTGGCCCTCCCTCTGCTACTGGGAGACCATTCTCAAGTCTTGCAAGAGTATAGCAATATGAGTACCCTGTGGTTGTATCTGAAAGGCAAAACCCCGCATCTCCAAAGGTTTGCCAACTTCCAAGAACCGCTGTGCATTGGCCAGTAGTTTCAATTACAATACGAACAGCCTTGATATTCGTCCAATCCGGGGTGGCGATTGTGGAGCCTACAAGTTGATAGTCTGTACGATTTACCTTCCACGCCATCACTCCACCCACGAGGTGTGGAAAGGAAAGAAGTTGGCTTTTCGAGATAACCCCAAGCTGAGGTTGCCGGATGGCCGTGGAGCGTTGGAGATTCTGAAGTTGCGATGTTGCTGTGACTTGGAGGGTCTGAGCGATGGAGTCTGCAGGATTGTTTGCAATCTCATCTAGCGTCGTCTCAGCGTGCCAGTAGTTGGTGAATGAGGTGTCCCCAATCGATGCATCTCTCGAGACCCGTGTCACCACCGAGGGATTGGTGAGGCCTAGGAGGAAATAATCCACCCCAAAGGCCCCAATGGTATATGTATTGGTCCCCGTATGGGAACCCTCAGTGAAGGTGGAGACAGTGGGATTTTCCCAATTCGTATTGGTCACTGTTCCTGTGGCAACAATCCCAGTAGAGGAACCTGTAGTAAAGGTACTCAACACAGGGGACCCCGTAGAACTCACAAATGTCCCTGCACTTCCCGCAGCGAGGGCTGCATTAAATCCAGTAAATGTTGATCCCCCCGGGAGTACGGTTATTGGGGGATTTGTAGGTGCTCCCATAATCCAATCCCAGGTTTGGGAGCCATTATCTCGGATGGCAACATCTCCATTTGCCAAATACGCCCAGTCTTGGTAAGCCGTTGCAAAACTCGGTCTCTCACCAGAGAATATCGTACGGATATTTGTCCCTGTGATCAGGGATCCCGTAAGAGTCCCCCGGAACATTGGTCCCGAGGCACACACCCAATACCACGGACTCTGGTCAAGAGAAGCACTACTTCCATTGTATCGACGGATGATCACATTGAGATTCGTAGCCGTGGCCGTGGAAGACATAACCACAATCGATCCACGCCGGGCCGTGGCCGCACCATTCTCGAGAGAGAAATCCACATCCGCTGCCGCTGGGACCTCGCCTTCTTGGCAAAGATGTGGAGCCACCACGGCGTTGAGACCAAGGCCAAAATTCACACTAGTCTGGGTTCCAATCGGCATTACGCTGATCCTCCCGCACTGGATTCCATAGGGTAATACACTGGCAATGCCCGAACCGCCCCACCTTGTTGGATCTGCAACCTCCCCGTGGCTGGGGCAAGTCTCCGGATATTATGGCTTTGCTGGTTGCGGAGTTGCTTTTTAAACTCCACAATCCCTCTCTCTGCAAGGGACATATACATCTCTGCAAGATCCGGGCGAGTTGCACTTAGAAGCAACGAGAGAGAGAAATGCTGCAGAGCCTCGGTGTAAACCACAGGTCCTGCAAAGTCTCCAAGGGAGTCCACAATCTCCACTGGATACCCCACTCCCCAGAGGGTGTAGAGATACTCCTTATCCGGGCGAGGGTAGCATCGAAAGTTGAATGCATCCCAAATCACAAAATACTGTGGAGCATCCAATCCCGCGCTGCGCCAAGTCCGGAGGAAATGTTCTAGCTCCCGGTGTGTGGTGGGGAAGGCTCTCATGTGGGACACCGAGCCATCCACAAGGGTGTTCTGACTCTCCATCCACCCAGGAACCAGGAGATCCGAAGGGACGGGGAATATATCCGTCCCCTTGGGAAGGGTGATTGCCCAGGACTTTCGGGACCACTTGGTCTGGGCAAACCCCCAGAGCTGGGCCTCATTCACTGCATCGAGGATTTGGGCTTGTGGCCAAAACACTCCGGAGTCATTTAGAAGTACCTGAATTGTGTGGAGGATTCCCATAAGGCACGTTTAGTGGATATCTTTAACCATCGTGGGTAGCACGGAGTAGGTCACCTGGACGGTTCCAAATGGGGGAAGTTCCACTGTTGAGGGACTGGCTGAGGCCACAGTGGTGGCTCCCCGTTTGACTAAGGACACAGTACCTCCAGAGATATATACCGTCTCGGAGGTGGATCCAGCGGTGTAAGTGAACGGGCTGGCCCCCACGGTGATTGCCGAGAGTCCCACCGGGTTGTAGCCGATGTTGTCTTTGATGACGCCAGAGATCAGCAAGGACGCTCCCGCAATGGCCCACGCATTCGTTCCGTTACCGCCGATGAGATTATTCCCGGTCATCACCGATGGGCCACTGTTCCCCCCAGTAAACGTAACGAAAGTTCCCGTGTGAGCGCCGAATAGCGCCGAAAGTATGTTGCCTTGGATCGTTGAAACGATCCCATTGCCGATGGTCAGGCGAGAGCGCGTGAAGGTCTGGTCGATCCCGCCGAGCGTGTTGTCGGTGAACGCAAAGTTTCCGGAACCCGTGTGATTGACCAGCGGCACATCCATTCCTGCTAGGTTGAAAATCGAGTTCCTGATAAATACGTTGCCGTTGGTGGCTGTAATCAGCGGAGTGGCGCTCGATCCATTCGGAGAAAAATAGCAATTCTCCACAAGCACATTGCAGTCGGCCGAATTGATCCAGAATGTTGACAACAAGCCCGGCGTGAAGTACGAGTTCACGATGTGCACCAGGGCGAAGTTGGACAGGCTCAGACCGTTGCTGGTGTCAAAGCCGCAGTTTGCAAACTGCGAAAACTCGCCGCCGCCATTGCCGTCGATCACCCACCCCGTCTTGCCGAGAGAAAGGCAGCCATACACCATCAGGAACGATCCAACCGCGCTGAAGCCGATGGCATTGCTCGTGTAGACCGTGCCTTGGTTTGCCGTGGCGCCATAGCCCGCAAAGGTGACCACGTTCGTGAGCCGGTAAGTGTCGCCGTTGCCCGCCACTTTGAGTGCGGTGTCGTAGCCCGAGATGTAGGAATCACTCCAATGCAAGCCCGAACCATTCGAACGAAAATCCCCACTCACCCACGCGAGGTTGGTGTTGACATGGTGGATCCTCACATAGGATGCACCCACTCCATAGAATGTTGGTTGATAGTGAACATACGCCACAAGCACCGCCGAGTCCGGTTGAGTGTAGTTCACTTGGAACTCTCTGAACTCCGCTCGATTCACACCACCCTGCAACACAAATGGGGCCCCAAGGATAGCTCCATTTCCAACCGGATAGGTACTATCCACAGTGAGGGTTGTATTTGTGGTGCCCTCTCCCGAGATCACCCACCCTCCAAGGGGGACATAGATTGGCCCAACTATCGCCAAGGTCCCTGCGGGGAGGTGAATCTCACAAGGAGCACTCTGGGCGATGATGGCTTCTTGGATTCCCTGCGTGGCACTTTGGATTGTCCATCCTCCGGAGTGGGTATTCCCACAAGTCACGGTAACCGTGGTGGAAGTCCACCCAACGATTGGCACGGGCTCTGCACTTCCCGAACCTCCAGAGATATACAGAAAGCCCTTCCCAATGGACCCTGTTGAAACCCCCGCAGGCATGGGAGAGAGTGTGATGGTGTTGGCCCCAATCCCTAAGGACCCCCCAGGACTTTGCGGGGAGAAGTTATACAACGAGGAGATGATGTAATCCGAAGAGGCTACAACTCCTAAGGCCAACCTCGCAGCAGGGGCAGTGGTGGATGAGGTCCCACCATTGGCGATGGGTAGCGCCCCTTTTACTTGTCGAGTTAGATCAATTTGTGTGGACATGAGGTTCCTTTATTGGTTAAACACCCAAGCAGCCAAGAGATCCCCGGGAGAAGGGGGGATGGCAAAAGTCACTGTAGCAGTAGCTGTGTTAGTCCCTAGGGTGTAGTCCCCTGCGGTGGGATCTTGGATCAATCCATTCTTGTAGACCTCTAGTGTGGTGGGGAGAAGGGGTGTGGTGAAGAGGGTATTCACTCCATCCACCGCCCCAGTGAGAGGATACTTAGCAAAGGTACTCATCTAGCCTCCAAAGATAAACGTCCAGATCACAATCTCCGCACCCACTTCGGGGGGTGAGACAAAGGTAAATGTCGAACCACTCAGGGTATAATCCACCCCACCATCCGCCTGGAGAAGTCCATCCAAAAAGACCTTTGCGGAGGTGGGAACAATGGGAATAGAGAATACCTTATTGACTCCATCCACACTCCCTGAAGGGAGGAAGGTTTTGTATACATCCGGAATTCCCCCTGCTGTGGATGGCGCACTCCATGCAGGAGGAGGTTTGAGGATATCCTTCTCGTAATTCCCCATAGGTTTGAGGCGGCGGTATCTCTCGGGAAACCAATTATCCCATAAGAGATGGATCCGAGCCTTCTCGGCATCGTAGAGTTTCTTATAGCGGAGAGCTTTTTGGATGTCATTTACTGGCCCGGGTTGGAGGTAGGCCTTTGCGCAGACATAGGGTTTAACCGACCATTGAGCCCATGGGGGAAGGGAGAGGAAGTCCCCATCTCCTGCTACACTTAGAAGCCTAGGGTACTCAAACACAAACGTCCCACTCTGCATCAAGGGTGGCCAGACGATCATTTGGGTGGAGTCATATTGGATGATCTCTCGGGGAGTGTCCGCTGTTGCATCTCTCCAGGTGAGGTTGTAAATTTCCAGATCTTGTAAGAGTCTCCCAGCGAGTCGACACCCCCGATCCCCCGAGGAGGTGCCAATAAAATACACCGCATCAAGCCTATGCATGGGCGGGGAGATGGAGGAGAGGGTAATCGTGTTGAGTGCGGTGGTGATTGTTGCGGAGCCCCAAACAAGTTCATACTCTTGTTGGAGGGAGTTTTGCCATTGGTTGATTTGGAGATCTAGAAACTCATCTGACCACCACTTCCCCGAGGGGTCCATAAGGTCCCTTCGGATGATTTGGCGGGTTTGGGCAAGGGTCCAGTTTTGATACGCACTTGGCATCGCTTATACCTTCCAGATTTGGTAGATCTTTTCCATCTGCTCAAGAAGCTTCGAGGGTGTGATGGAGATAGAACAAATCGGAGCCTTTCCGAGTTCCTCATTTGAGGATGTATCCAGAATGACTCCCTCTGGGCAGGACTCCCGGGTGTAGTGGAGTTGATGACACGGCCAACATGGCGCGAGGGAAACATCCGGCTCGAGGGAGAAATCATTCACGAAGTACTTCGTCATATTCTCCTTTGTACTATGGGAGAGGAGGACGATCTTGGGAGTGTCCCAACACCCCGAGGCATTGGTCACTCCGGTTTCTGGGCCAATCACAAGGTTGGCATACTTCGTGGCCAAGAGGGACTCCCGAAGGAGCCATGTTCCGGCTTTCTCGATGAGTTGGGGATGTTCGAATTCCAAGAGTCTGGCCATGTAATCCCCTGTGGTTATGGCTAGGGAGTCCGGATGGCGAGAGAACCACTCCCTCAGCACACTCTCCATCAACGGGTAGACCTTGTGATGGGAGGAGCCATTCAAGGCCCACTGGATGATGAATCTTGGGCCGTCCTTGGCAAGCTCTGCGAACCATCGTTTCGCCCGACGCTCCTCAGCTTCGGTGAAGAAGAGTTCCCCATTTTGGCCAAAGGTCTCCGGCCCATACCCCGCACGATGGAGGGCATAGTCATAGTAGTTCCAAGAGGCCTTCTTCTGTCGCCAGGTCTTGGAGGTGAAGTATTCCTTTCGCCCCTCGACCATGAGGAGATCCCCCTCGAGACTTTCAGAGAGGTTGATGTACTTGTCGTATTTGAGTTCCCAATACTTCCAATACCCCGAGAGCATGGCGTTGGGGATGGACTCTCGTTCTTGGATGAGGAGATTATCCACATGGGGGTTATGCTTGAAGACTTCCTTGCAGTAGGGGTTGATATTCAGGGTGATGTGGTAGCCATCCTTCTTGAGTTGGCGAAGCAACGGGGTGATGATGATGCCATCTCCGATTGCCCCGTACCGGACCACACAGACTCGCTTGCCCTCGGGAGTGGGCCGAATCGGCAGGATCCCCCTCTTGCCAGGGAGTTTCTTGTAGATCCCAAGGAACCCCTCATCTTGTTCGTGGTGGGCTTTCTTTTGCCATTTCCCCGAAGCCGAAATGAGACCTTCGAGTTGGGCAGGGTAGAGTTCCAACACACCTCCCTCATTGTGGCCAATCCGGCAGAAGACAATCAAATGCCCCCCATCCTTGAGTTTGGCCGATGCGTCTTGGAGAAGCTTGGTGAGGTCCTTTTCCTGGAGGAGTTCTACTCGCGGGCCGATATACACATGATCTAGGGAGCCCTCCGCGAAGAGTTCAATCCCATGATCCACTCCATCACTTTGGGGTGTATTAATCGGGTCGATCTGGATGGAGAAAACCCTATCCGCCAACGCTTGTGGCGGGAGCAGGGAGCCGCCAAAGGAAGCTCCCCGACCTCGAAGGTAAGCTACGGACTTGTAGAGAACCCAATTTTCCATGTCTTAATCCTGGTACTCATCTCCGGAATCCTCGGGGCTTTCAAATTTGAGGGTCATCCAAAATCCCCCACCAGCTCTAGCCGAGCGAAACTTCCCCGCATGTGCGGAGATATGGCGGATCAGCCGTCGAGGCACCATCGGGAGTTGCTCATCACACACATCACATCGCAAGTCATGAACCTCCACTCCCGCCTCAGCGAGTTCTTTCCAAAGCTCGGATTTCTGACCCGGGCGATTGCGAAGCTGGAAGAGAAACCCTCCCCCCGCACCATGTTCTGGGGCCATGTGATTCAAAATCACCTTACTCGAGATGGGGAGATTTGTGTGACAACTCATATCCGCAGGGTGGATGGGTTGGTAATCCTGGCAAGTCACTCGAATCGGAATGAGGGAACCCTCATAGAGATTTTCCCAAGGGGTGGCTGAATTCGATTCAATCTCCACCTGGTCTCCCTCGGGGGAGATGATTTTCTTTTTACGTTTTACAAGACTCATTTAAAACTCCTCTCAGGGCCTTGCCCTGGGTTGAGAATCAAGGAGGGGAGTGGGTACCCCTCCTTGGCTTGAAACTTCGCCTTACTTAGACCGTAAACAGATCATGCAGTTCAGCATAGATCGCGTAGGACCCAAGAGTCGAAGCGGTTGCAGTGTTGGTGTTGGTGACCTTCATAGTGAGCTGGCCATTGCTCGACGTGAATGCAGCACCATTGGTGCCCAGACCTGTAGAGCCAACCGTCACCGTGGCCATCGTGACATCGAGGAATTCACCCGCAGTGTGGGTTCCAATAACCACAGTTCCCACCGTGCTGGTACCGTTCAAAAAGATGAACGTCTCATTCGTCACACCACCACCCGGAGCGGTACCAATGAATACCTTGATATTCGAGATAACCGTCGGTTTGAAGAACTTCTGGAACGCGTACGCGCCGTTGATGCTGGCGGTACCCACTCCAGTGTAAGTATCCGTGCCCCCACCTGCGGTGGAGACAGTGCCGAGAGCCAGCGGTGCAGAGACCGTGGCTACGAGATTCACCGTGTCATTGCTGTTATAAGTCGGATCAACGTATGCCATGATTTTCTCCTAATTACGCACTGGTGACATACACGATGTGCTGCTCAGCGGGGGTTACCGCGAAGCTCCACACCATTTTGAACCCACCCAGGAAGTACCACGCGAGACCCTGATCACGACCGTAGTCGAGAGAGACCTTCACGCGAATTTCCTCGGGGACCGTTACGGCCTCGTAGACATTGTCCGCGCCAAAGAACAGAGCCGCACCATGGGTGCTACCCGAACCGATGGAGTTGGACAGGTACCCAGTTTCCTCCACAAAGCGGACATTGTAGTACTTGCCGATCTCCCCGTTGAAGATGTTCTTCGCATACTCCACGGTGTACTTGGACACATCTACCCAACCACCCGCCGCGGTATCCGAGAACATACCCGAGAGCGCAGCGGTGGAGGCGATGCAGATATAGGAAGCCCCGTCAAACTTCGGAATGAGCTTCTTCTTCATGAAGTCCACAATCGAGCGGACATTGAAGCCAGTCAAATCAGCACTGGCCGTCGCAGCGGGAGTCGAGTTCGTGGTGAAAGCCACCGAATTCGTCTGCGAACACACGGCAACAAAGTCTGTCTTTACAAACTCATTCCCGCACGCGGACTCGAGGGTCTTGACCATGTCATCTCGCAGGGACTGCTCCACTGCGGGTTCGATCATGATCTGGCCGAGAGCTTCGAGCTTGCCAGTATACGGCACGCTATTCGCGTACTCTACAATCTGGCCCGTTCCCTGACCTACGACAAAGTTGGTCTGGGGAATGGTGTTGGTTTCCGAAAGCACCGTACCCTGAGTCGAGACATTTCCACGCTTGTCAAACAGCCACGTGTCACCACGGTTTTTACCAATGGCTTCCTTCACGTCAGTGAACTGACGGAACCGGAACTGCGGCTGTGCAACTGCGCGGAGACGCTGAGTCAGGAAGGGCTGAGATAGAAATCCACCAAGGGATCCGGTGGAATACTGTTGACCTGCCATACGTTAAATCTCCTGTGTTTTAGCTGGTCCCCAAGGGGCTAGCCCATCCCACGACGGAGCGCCTCAATCTTCTTCCGACGGTCAAAATAGCTTTCCGTACTTACGTCGGGGGGAGAAGCTTGCGGGGATCCTTCTTGGAGGGAACTGACACTTTGGGGTTGAAGGGGCGTCGAAGAGGAGACTTCCTGCTGTCTCGTTCGAGCCTCATTTGTTCCAGCAGCACGATACTGTCCGGTGATTTTTCGTAGTTTTGTAACTTCATCTTCTACAACACTTTTGTATTCCCGAATGAAGTCAGCATTGGACTGAATACGTCCTTCTCGCTTGAGACTTTCAATTCGGTTCTGTACAGGTGCATGTAGGTACCCTTCCATCGGGATGATGTCGGGGTTCTTAGAACGGAGATCCTGGAGGTATCGATCAACCTCCAATTGAACTGTCATAGCCTCGTAGGCCTTGGTTGAGGCGGCGGTCTCGGCCTCTGCCAGAACCTTGCCACGAACTCGGTTAATGAGATCCTCCTCGGCCTTTTCCCATTCCCCTGCACGGAGATGATCGAACCACTGTGTGGTTGGGGTTTGGGGAACTTGGGGGGTCGGAGGCGGAGTTTGAACTGTTTGGCGAAGCCCTGCCATTTCCTGGCGTAGCGCCTGAACGGATTCCATCAATGCCGCATTGGGATCTGGAGCCGGGGGAGCAGGTGGTGCCGGAGGCGTTGCTTCGTAGAGTCGGGCGTATTTCTGTTCTGCAGTTTCCCCCTCGGGGGGCGTGGTCTGAACTGTGGGATCTGGTGCCATGATGTGTTTCCTCTAGAGTTGGAGTGATACCCCGGAGGATTCGATATCCTCGAGGGCTTTCTTCCCTTGAGCAAGAACTTGCTCAAAGGTGGATATGATTTCTTGGATTCCGTAAATCTTCCCTGCGACTTGTTCTTTGGTGAGATTTCCGGGGAGTTGTCCCCCTAAGAGATGGGAAACAAGCATCTTAGAGTACACCGAGGCCTTGGCTTCCAGCCTGGGACGGATAACATCAGTCCATGCAATGTGTTGGGAGAGGTTGAAAGTATCCTCTGCCTGGGCCACTGCAAGGAGTTTTGACTCGTAGGACATAGTTTATAGGGACATTATAGCATAGTTGCTATGTGTTTGTCAACTCGCTACTTAGGGGGCCCAGAGGGGGGCCAAGGAAGAGGGTCTCCCACGATCTTGCAGAACTGCAAGACCCCTCGCCAGTCCCAGTATGCCTGGAAGCGGATATGGTCCTCCTCGTCTCGGGAGAGGGGGGACTCCGTCTCGCGGACCTTCTCTGCGTAGGCCATGATTGAGGCGAAGACCTTGGAACTGGCGTCCACGATAGTGGCTATGGGGGTACTGATGGTGACGATTGAATCGGACATAGGGCTCCTTTTGGGGGTTATCTATTAACTGGGCTTGGCATCCAATACAGACCCGGGGGTTGGGCCATACTGACATTGAAAAGTTGCACGGGATTAGCGTTGTTGAGACTGCCAAGGGCTCCTGTCCACTTCCCGTTGTTAGTGCTGACTAGGAAACTCTCCATCATCTGGGTCGCGGGTGTGATACGGAGCAGCATCAGATGCATCACATCGGAGGTTCCATTAGGGGGAATTCCAAAGTTGATTACATCTCCGGTTCCCGCAGCTCCCTGGCAGTTGCAAAGTACCTGCTGGATTGTCTGGGCCTTAGGGCTTGTGCTGGTTGCTGGAAGCCTTTGCCAAACCCAATTTGATCCACCACCATAGCCATCTATCCAATGTCCGCAGAAGATTCCGGTCAGGTTGGGCTCAGCAAGCACCAGGGCCTGAAGTTCGTCTCCACTGTTGCTGGCCCCTCCAGCAGCCAGGGAATATGTTGCTGGACCAAAGGCGCTTCCCCGCGTGGCGAGAGCACCAAGGGTGTCCATATAGCCATGGGTAGTAATCCACCATTGATGAGTCGGATAGGACCTGATAAGGTTCAATGCCCAACTAACCACAGCGGTGCGAGGGTAGAACTCCAAGGACATGATACCTATCTTCATTCCCTGGATATTCAACCTCATGTAGTTATTGGCGGTACTCACCGGGAATGTCGGATCAGGGTAGACTCCCCCAAACACTGCCGAGTCTCCAGCGCCCAGGTCCATCCCGCCAGAGTAGATCGAGGCTACGTTGGTAGGGCTCCATACTCCTGCCTTATCATCGCGGAACATGTAGCCAAGGGTGGCACGGTCAATCGCACCGGACCCGCCAACATAGTCATGATTTCCCACGCACCTAGCCACAAACATTCTTGGGTTGGTGGCTTCGGCTAGGGCATAGGCATTCGCACTGATCTGCTGTTGCGCGTCAAAGGTTGTCGCACTGACAGTGTTCACACAGTCACCAACCTGGAGGAACCCTTTGATGTTGAGGGGAGTTCCGGTGACGCTGAGATTCCTGTTGGTGATGCCCCACTGGATCAGAGCATTGTAGGCCTGGGCGCTGGAGGACACCTGATCTCCTGCTAGGTATTGTGGGTCAGGTACCAAGGCGATGGTGAATGGGGTACCCGCTGCCCATGCCTTGCGCGTAGACAGAAGTTCAGCACCCGTGGCAGCGCCTAGTCCCATTGCAAACTTTCCAAACTTGCGACGGGTGATTTTGCGCGGGAGACATGCAAATCGATTTATCATTGGCCATACCACCTTCTACGAATAGTGGATCCAGCGGCTGGTAGAAAGGCCGCGATGGCAACGGATATCTGGTCCGTGCCACCAGAACCAATGGTCCAAGTCGTGCCAACTATTGTTGCTGTAGTTTGGATTTGATAGGAATGAGCAATGCCAGTTCTTTGCCCAGTGATCCAATCCACAGCATCAAGTAATGTCAATGTGGATGTATAGCTAGTTCCAGACCTAACTCCCGTGCCAGAAATAATCAAACAACCATCACTAGGCGGGGTAATGTTTCCCGTCGCCAAGCTACTAGCCCCACCTGGAGAGGCGGCAGTATGAGCGCCGTTCTGCACACTGGCAAAGGGATCTGCGGAGGTTTTTGTGCCTGACCATGCAGATGCGGCCATGCTGAGGGTGTTACCGCCAGGATTACCGAAAAAGGTATGGTTTGCCCCTACCACCAACGCCCCGCCTGCGCTGTTGTAGGAATAGGAGATTAGCACCTGAGTGCCAGGAGATCCGGTGGTCTGCGCGGTTAGGTAGCGCCAGATGTTACCCGTGCTGATTCCACCAACCTTGTCGTCAAAGGAAATCCCGGTGCTCAAGGTGTTCCCGGTGTTGTCTACTCTCACAACCACCAGAAGCGTGGCCCCGGTGGTATTGATGGCTGTGGTGGTGAATGGAGTTCCAGCGGTTACTGGACCGCCTGCCGTATGGTCTACCAAGGCGATAGCGGCAAAAGCTCCCGATGTGGCTAGGAATGTAATAAGTATTAGCCTACGTATCATCTCCTCACCGCCCAGTTCACGGTTGCCGCTGGTACTGTGATGCTCGTGCCCGTCGCGTTGCAGACGATAAACCCCACATGGGCCGAAGAGGGCTTCGGGTACACAATTAGACCGTCTGTGCTCGCCTTTCCATATCCCACCAACCCACTCCAGTCTGCGTTTGGAGTCCAACTGATGATATCTGTAGTGGCAATGGTTGAGAGACTCCCCGTTGCCGCTGTGGGTTGCACCTCAGATGCACAAGTATTGGCTGCAAGTGCCCCGGTGCCCAGAGCCGCTGTCCCAGTTGCAATGGTTATGGTTGCTCCGGAACTAGTTGTGAGGAGCGTTGCCGGGTCAATACCATCCTTTAGGGTCTTGCTATTTGCTCCATTCCACTCTGGGATCCACCCATCATGATTTGTAGCGGGGCCAAGGACATCCCCCGCACCAGATCCTGCAGGTCCGGCAGGACCAGTTAAGCCAGTCGGGCCCGTGGGTCCGGTGGGACCCGTTGCACCTGTAGGACCAGTAGCCCCCGTTGCACCCGCACTACCCGTAGGTCCCGGAGGGCCAACACCTCCGGTGTCAATAGTCGCCGTTCCGGTTTGGTCAGAGACAAATGTCCACACGAATATATCCGCAGAGGTGGCCTTGGCAGTAAGGATGTTGCTTCCCACAATTCCATTTGCATCATCCACCCACCCACTTACGTGGGCATTGTTGAGTTTATGAGTGACAGTTACTTTTGGTGAAGCCCCAGTTGCAGCAACACAGGTGGCTCCCACCGGAGCCCCCACCGCCAAACTACAACTACTCGTAGAGGTATTGAAGGTTGCCACGACACTTGCATTACTCCCACCCCCACTCCCCGCAGAGTGGTAGGTTCCATCCTTCCCACACATGTAGAATATAATCTGATCCGTGCGATAGAACATCGCGGGAGGGCTACAACTCCCCGGGGTGGAAGTCCCCGCATCATAGTAGATCCCCCCATACCATGTGGGAGTCTGGGCATGGCCAAGGAGGCCCAGCCCTAAAAGTACCATTGCCAAACGCAAAAGTTGTTTCATAAATCTCCTATCGGATTTCCTTCCATTCAAAGGTTGCATTTACTGTGGAGGTACCAGTTTGAGCTGTGGCAACAAAGGTTATCGTGTCGGCAATATTCCCTGCAGCGTTTAGGGCAATTGCGAGACGAGAATTTAACCCTACTTCAGAGACCTGGGAGACTGCATTGGCTCCATTTCCCGCACCTGCTGCAAGGTACCCACTCTCAATCACGGTTCCACCACTGACCGTCGTAGATGCGGTGTCAAACTCCACAAGGGAATTGGCATCAACCGAGGTGTATGTTGCGGTTCCTCCAAGGGTGCCGTTATACACGATTTCATAGAAAGCATTATTCGTAACAACCATGGTATCAAGATGGTCCAGAATGATCTGGCCTCGATTGGGGATGGAGTTGAAAGTGGATTTTGGCCGAATCGTAATCACCGCTGCCCGGGTGGTGATGGCCTTCCCTGCGAGGGGATTCGACGCGGAGAAACTCAGACCTCGGCCTTCCTCAAATCCCCCCTCGGAGATCACACTGGAACAGATCTGCTTCATCGTGGTGGAAGCCCCAATCGCCCCAGTGGCTTCAAGTTCATATCGAAGGGGGAGATTTGCAGTGGTCATGTAGACCGTGGTGATGGAGTTGGAGTTGAGGAATTGATGGGCATAGATGATGGTCCCTCCAATGTCAAATCCCACCCTCACCCGTCCGGTGCCCAACCATTGGAGATCTATCACTAAGATCTGGGCTTTGGAGAGATCCAAGGTTATCCCAGAAGTTCCGGATCCATCAAGCTTGTCAAGATTCCAATTGGTTTGGGCCACGGCAGTGTCCACTGCCACCCCGGAGGTTTTGGTGCGACGCACAATACTCGCACCCGTGGAGACTTGCTCGAGGAAGATCCCATTGTCCACATCGAAGTACCCCAGTCTTCGGCGGATATTTGTTGTGGCACTTCCAAATACAAATGTCTGGGCAATGAGTTGGGACTTCCCAGGTTGGTATCGAAAGTACCCATGACTCTGGCGGATTACCTTGTCCCCAGAGGTCACCACGGTTAACTGCGCGGAGGATTCATTTGGGAGATGGGTTACCGTGCCCGTTGCAGTGAGGATACTCTCCCAAAGAAGAGGGTGCAAGTCATATTGCAACTGGGAGTCAAATAGTGTGACTGGACTCGAGGTCCTCATTCGGGAGAATGCATCGGTGGGTCCCACCACAGAGATCTCCATGGGATTGGAGGGATTCCCCACTGCAGTGTCATTTGGGCCTTCGACTAGTCTTACGGGATCTGCCATTTCTGTATCTCCTTAACCATTCCAATCCGTTGCGCCATGTCGGATGAGATATACCCCACCATCCAGGGGGTCGGGGGAGCCCATGTCGATTTTGGTGAGCTGAGGAGTTTCCTTCTGCCCCGTGGCAAACCTCCACACACTCGTGGGTCCAGAGGTGTCATCGTGCATTTCAGAGGGCTTCACACGGTCATTTCCCACTCCCCCCTCCTTCGCCCAGGCGTTAGCCAGACGGACATTGCGGTAGTGGGTGACCGCTCCGATCTTGGCAGAGGGATCTGCTGTGTGCTCTGCAAGGAGCATCTTCAGTCCCGCGAGGCCACGACGTTTGAAGTCATTGAAGGATTCCCCCTGCGCGGTGGATTCTGGGCCCATCCCAGGGGCAGGTTCATCGGGAGCCTCTCCAATGAGGCGATCCATCTCAGGGAGGACCTCAGTGGTTGGCCTTCCCTCCAGGCCCCCAAGATGCCAAGGATGAAGATCCTCACTGACCTTGGTGATCGGTGCGTGGGTGTGGCGGGAGATGGCCTTGGCGGTCTGCACGGCCCGGGTAAGGCTGGAACTATGGATTCGATCCAGCCCTCCCTTCTGGGCGAATTGCATTCCCACCACATTCGCCTGGTCATGGCCCTCCCCAGAGAGAGGGAGATCTGAGGAACCTCGGATGGTATCGACTGGCATCTTACTGACCTCCCTGGCCCTGCGGGGCAGCTTGCTGTTGGACCTGTTGTTGCTGGATCTGTTGGGCCCCCATTTGCTGGGCATGTTGGGCCATCATCTGAGCGGTCTGGATGTGTTGATCCATTAAGGTGGATTCCCGTTCGTGTTGCATCCGCTGGAGATCCAAGGACTGATCATGCTGAGTCTGTTGCTGGCCCTGAGCCATCGATGCAAGCTGCGGAAGGAGCCGGATCAGATCCGGGGTGATTTCATTCTGCTGCATCTCAGCCTTTTTGGCCTCAGCCAGAGCCGGATCAGAGATGATATCCTCAATGTCATGGATCGTTGGGCGGAAGGCCTCAAGAACTCTCCGCAGCAACGCATCCTGGTTGATATACGGGAGCCACGCTTGGGGATTCTGGCCGATGAGGTTCATGAATTGGACCAGATTCTGAAGCATGTCGGCCTTCTGGAGCTGGCCTGTGATGCCAAGGGCCTTCACTTTGTACTCCCCCTGGATCATTTCCATAATCTCTTCTCGGCTCATCGCAGCGAGGGAATCCGCACCAACGCCCAGGATCGATGCAATCCGGGGATCATTCGCGGTATCAATGAACTGAAAGATCAGATCCATCGCCATCTGCACGAGGGGCTGCAAGGCCTGACTCTCGATGTCCCCCGCCATGGATCCCATGAAGCTCTCACTTTGTTGCTGTAAGGCTTGGGTTTCCGTTGCGGTTTGCTGTCCCCTCCATCGAGGGATCCCCTCCGCGACATCCGAGATCAGCGCACCTTCCTGATGAGAACGATCCAGGAGTCCGGCGACTTGGACGGTACCCGAGGAGACATCCTCGAAACGTACGGGCCGGATGCCTTCCACCCCAGCCGAGCCAAGATTCTTACGCAGCATCTTTCCAGGCGTGATGCCAGTTTCAAGATCTTCAGGATTCTCAAAAGCATCTGTAGCTACCTCAAAGAGTGGCAGAAGCCGAAACATCAAAGTATCCACAGAAAGATTGGCAAGCTGGGAGAGAGCTTTGTCAATATTCCGGACCATCTCCACGAGCCCCACACCTTCGGTTCGGAAGGGCAGGGACAATGGGGAGAATGCAATGTATGGGGACTTGCCATGCCAGAAGGGATTATGCTGGTAGAGCAGAACCGTGGAGTCGTTAGCTAGGATTACGTGAGCATTTTCATCCCAGATCTTGCCATCAAAGATGAGTGGACCAAAGTACTCCGTGAGTTGGCAGACTGCCGTGTCGGAGTTCGGGCCATTCTGGGTCAGCACTGTCTCGGAGAATCGGAGGGTCCGCATGAGGTACCGCTCATCAATTCGCTTGGGTTGAATGGCCTTGACCTTTTCCATCGGGAAGAGTCCTGCTTCGGCCATCTTGATGAGTTCCCACTTGGGGATTTCCACATCCTCCATCGTTCCGACCCAGCGGTTGAGCTTTGATCCGGGGAGCCAGTGGAAGTTGTATGGATCCACGGCACGCAGAAAGAGTTGCCCCTCGAGGACTTCCTCTTGGATGACCTTTTTCTGAGGGATGGAAAGCATCGAGGGAGGGGCGAAGTTGCCGAGCCCCAAACCTCCCCAACCCTGTGGGGACAATGCTTCCTGCGGGAGTTGGGTGGGGTATTGTGAAGCATCCTGAGCACCATAGGCTTTCATGCCTTGGGCAAAGGCTGGCATCACATCCTTGCCAGGTTCGTGTTGGAGGATGTCTTGTGGGCCTTGGCCACCTTGGCCGAACTGCCCGGGAGCCCCATAGGGGATCTGCATCATTTGGGTCTCAACTCGGGTCCTCTTGCGCGGGACGAGACCCCACCAGAGTTTCCACACTCCCAGGCCCAAGATGAACCCACACTCAAGGCCCTCAGTGAATTCTTGAAGAAAGTGAGCTTTGTCCAGGAAGACCCGGGTGAGATCCGTCATCTGCTCCGCCCGGAGGGTAGTCAGAAGATCATCCGGGTTGATCGACTCAATTGTATAGGGCCGCTTTGCAGTGGAGAGGAGCCTCTTGATCGTGTTGGTGGCCATCTTGACGGAGGCCCAACTCTTGGGAAGGACAATCTTGGATTGCCAATCCTCCCTATTCGACCAATCATCCAGCCCTCGATAGAGCTTCCAGCAATCGTCCCAGATGTTTCGGCGGGTGATGAATGTAGAGCGAAGTTGGGATCTCCATGTGGTGATGAATCCCGCAATGCGGGCCTCGTCCTCATTGGATCCCGCTCGTTGGGAGGCTTTGTTCTCCCCCTGTGCAAAGTCTACCGGAAATGAATGTTCATACGGAACTATGGCCATAGGTTAGAATTCCTTTTTACTCCAATCATAGAGACTTCCCGTTTCGCGTTGCGAGGTCCAGGGGCTGTAGTTTGACACGAGCGAGGGAAGCTTTCCCTTTCTGAGTCCTCCCGAGGGACATGAGTTCATGAAGTATTTACAATCATCCAGGGAGTGGTTTTTCTTGTCTACCATTGCTTCTCGGTAGTTGGAGGTTTCAAGTTGGCGATCACTCATGGAGACGTAGGTGGCTTCGCCAAATTCGTTGATCATGTTTCGACATGAGGCGTGGATCTTGAAGGTGATCTCCGGCCCCTGCCAGCGACGTTGGACCTGGGCAATCCACCCCGCCTCATCGGTGTTTCCTTGGAGGAGTTTGTTCACTCCGAGGCTACGGAATTGTGACTCCACACTGATGGGGAGTCCCGTCCGCATGTCGCGTTGCTTGAGGTTGAATATGTCTGGATCCGCTGCGATGTAGCGGAGTTGCCCCCAATACGGGCAATCCTTCATGCGTTGGGCAAAGTCCAAGATATTCTTGCAAGGCTCATACAGTTCCCACAAAGCATACATCACCTTATCGTAGATGGTGTAGATGTGGAAGGACGAGGGGTTTCGAGCCCCATAATCAAAGCCTCCCCACATGGGGAGATCGGAGGGCCAATGATCCTCCAGGAAGGGGCCTTCGGCATAGATGATTTCATCCTGGCGATCTTTGATCTCTGGGAAGACCCTCTCCCCCATCAACGCATCATAGGAGATCTCGTATTCTTGTTCGAACTTGGCCTTGGAGAGACCCTGTGAGGCTTCGCGTTTCCACTCGGGGCTGCGTTTCTTTGGATCCGCAGTGAAGTGAAGTGTGCACACTGTGAAGCCGTTCTTGTCGTTCTTCACAATGGTCAGTCCTTGCTGTTGATGGAGGAGAGTGGGCATTAGAGATGGGTTGTTTTGATGTATCCCTTATAGAACATCGGAGGAGAGATGAGATCATACCTTGGATCTAGAGGAGTATACTCATAGAGGTCCTTTCCATCCTTTGTCCACCATGCATGGAACCACCAACCCCGAGGGGACTTTCGGAGGATGATCTTCCCCCGATATAGAACCCACAAGGTGAGGACATAGACCAGGCAATTATGTGGATCAAATGGGATGGGATAGGACATGGGGATCTAGTTCATCTGCACCAGGGAGCACCAAGAGTTGGCGAGGACATTGATGTTGTTAGTCCCATTGCCCTTGGTGGTGAGGGATAGATTCGTCCCCGAGGGGGTGGCTCCATTCGTGATGGCGGGCAAAGTAAGAGCGAGAAGCAGCAGCAGTCGTCTCATTAGAACGCCACCCCCCCACTGAACGTGGTTGCCAGCGACGTGCTCATATTGGCCCCCGCACTGCCGAACACGGTGATGACCACCGCTCCGGGGTCGGTGCCATCGTGTGCCTTCCCCTTGAGCGAAAGGCTGGTAGGGATGTAGCCTTGCCGCACATAGTCGATTAGGTCGGACACCCGAGCCGGGTTCGCCTTCAGGGCAGTCTGCGCGTCCGCGAATGTCGATCCGTAACCGCGCGCAGCGGCCCACTTTGCCGCACACCGGGTAGAGTCCAGAAATCGCGGATCGCCCGTTCCCTGATGATTATCCACACCAGCCGCAGCGGCGTTCTGGCTGCCGCTCCACATAAACGTGCCGCCCGTTTTGTAGTTATAGCTGCGCCCGTTGTTCCCGGCGTCCGTGTTCCAGGTCCAGTTGTAGTCAGCGCCAGCCGGGAGAATCACATCCAACGTGGTGCCGCTGTTCTGTTCCGCCAGTGCGCCCTGTCCGCTCGTTGACCCCCAAGCGAGATTGCTTTTCATCTGCGCGATCTGCCCCGCGAATCCACCCCCGCCCTCCTCATAAGCGATGCCGCCGCGCAGTACCGTTGCCGCAGACTTATTGGTATTGAAGGTGTTTTTGTTCCAGTTGCTCGTCGTGGTGGAATTGGAAAAGATCGTAGCCATAGTACCACTCGCAACGTAGTTCGCGCCCGCCAGTGGATCTGGCAGCACGATGTTGTTCTGGAGAGTGATCGAGAACGTGGTTCCCGCGCCAGCGTTGATAAGGATCGCATCTCCAGTGTCTATCGCGTCGATGGATTGGGACTCAAAGATGTTCTGCTCGTAGGTGGTGGCAGCAGCCACCGCAACCGGGGCAATGAAGTGAGGATTGCCGATGGCGGTAGTCTGCACGAAATAGTTGTGCGAGGTAGGGCCAACGAAGATTTGTCCAGTTGCCGGGGTGCCGCTTCCTCCATTGACGAAATTGTCATGGAATGTCGTCCACAGTTTCGTGCTCTGTGAGGTGGAGTTTACAGAGTTGCCGAAGTAGTTGTTGAAGATCGAGAATCCCAAAGTGCTGTCGTATGCAAACAGAGTGCTGAACACATTCCCGCTGATCTCTCGCGTTCCGCTAGTGAAAGTTGCACTGGAGTAGGACGGCTTGAAATCATTCGCGCCCGTGCCGCTTGTCCAGACGTTGTTCCGCACGATCACGTTCACCGTCGCGCTGCTATTGGTGGGAGCGATTGGACCCCACGAAGTAAAGGTGCAATTGGTGATAGATATATCACCCGGCACGCTCAGAGAGCCAGAGATCACCGAACCACGGTAGAAGTCGGTGTAGGAAGCGGTGAACGAAGTCCAGGGTCGCCCGATGATGAAGCTCTGCCCAGCGATGGCCTGGAACGTCGCCCTGGCCTGCGCTGTGCCGTTGAAGATGTAGGTCTGGCTCCCGATGTTGATGAGTTGGTAAACGGGACTTCCACCGCTGGAGGAATTGTCGAAGGTGAGCGTTGCCCCTGCCTCCAGGTCGAGCGTTCCGCCGTTGCCGAAGCTCATATTGCCTTTGACGATGAGTGTCACACCCGCCGCAACATTGAGCCTTCCCGTGGTAGTGGAAGTGATAACGGCAGTGGTCGCATCGTTGGGCGAGGTGCCCACCGTAACATTGGCGTCCACCGTGACCGTCTTCGCCGCAATCGCCGCAATGTCGCCCGTCGCAGGGGTGGAGTTGGTTCCGCTTCCGGCACACGTTCCGCCCCACGTCGCGGCTGTAGTCCAGTTGCCGTTCTGTGTTGCGGTGCAGGTTGCGCCCCACGCTGTTACGGACGCGAGAATCAAGATCATCAGATAGCGCATGGAGTCTCCTAGTAGGTCAACCGGCAAACGAGATTCACAAACTGACCCGCAATGGTGCTGCCCACCGTGAGCACTTTAGCAACCAGGAAGTCTCCTTTTGCCAGCGTTGCCGCTGCCGCCATCCCAGTTTGCTCGTTGTAGGCGCTGGAGCCAGCCGCGAGAGTCGGCACCGTGGAGGTAAACACCGTGGTAGTCCCACCCTTGAGTAGATCCACGGTTACCGCCGCGCCTGTCGGATAGGTCTGGGCATCCACGATGCACCCCGCCACGGCCACCGCTGCGGGCGCGGACCACTTCCAGTTGCTCGTTTCGTTTGCCACGCACGGGCCAGCGCAGAGCAGGAATGTGGCGGTGACGGTTCCACCCGCTGCGATTGTGCAAGATGACCCCAGCGCACACGTCTGCCCGTTGACTGTGGTGGACGTGGGGAGCGTCGTGGCCCAGGCTGCGCCACTAGCGACTACAGCCACGCCAGTACCGGATGGGTAGACCATCGAGCCGCCCCCCGCCTGGACAAATGTTTTCGTAGCATTACTACACGCATATAATGTAGTTGTAGGGATGTGGTAATAAAATGCTGGAGCCGTACAAGTGCCAGGAACACTAGAGCCATTTTCCCAAAAAAGCCCTGTATAATACGTCATTTGCTGAGCAGGACTTGGGAGGAGGATTAGGAGAAAGAGAAAAAGAAGTTTTTTCATATTTTAACCCTTTGTTTTAAGGACAAATTTTCCCGAAGGATGATTTGGGGAGATTTCCATTTCTAAAAGTTGTCCACCTACTTCAACTACTACTTCCTGATCCTGCTGGGGCTGAAGCATCAAGTCTACAAGTTCATCAAGTCGCATTGTTTTTTCTCCAAGAGGCGTTTGGCCTCAGCAAATTCTTTCGGGCTATATCTTCGTTCCCACCCCGGGGGATCGTCTCCGGAGTAGAGTTCATTGTTTTGCCACCAGACGAGTTCCTTGTAGGCTTCGAGGACCTTACACATGGGAGTCTTTCCATACCACAAGATTCGCAGGAACTCCCTGATCCCCGAAACCTTGTTCGAGTTTGAATTCCTCTGCAGCTTGTTTTGCTGCAGGGAGGAGGTAGTAGTCTTCAAAGAGAATCACTCCATTCCGAGACATATGAGAAGGCAACCACGAGAGGACTTGTTTGTGGGAGGAGTACAGATCACAATCCAAAAAGACAAAACAAAACTTCAAACTCGGGGCGATTGTGGGGAGGGTCTCTGCAAACCGACCCTTCACGGGGATCACCTGGGGGTACCCCCGAAAGAGATCCGCGATGGACCACTGGGGAGTAAACTTTCCTGGGAGATCCTTGTCCACCTCTGGATCAAAGTCCTCCTTGGGGATTCCTTCGTAGGTGTCAAACGCCCAAACCTTCCGGCCATATTGGGCAAGTTTCAAGGTATTCCCGCCTTCAAAGACACCAAACTCCGCGATCTCTCCGGGGACCTGGAGTTCATTTTGGGTCTCCATGATAGACTGGAAGACTGTGTCCCAGTTTCCCATGAAGCGGCGACCTGTGAGGGGGGTTATCATCCGTCACTCCGATCTCGGCAGAGGAGTTCAAAGTAGCTTCGATTGGCTGAGGAGATCCCCACGTATTTGCCACCTTGTTGGATGGCGGGTTTGATGGCCGCGAAGCTGGATGCTGCTTCGACCTGGAAGGCCGTTTCATCTGTGAAGACCCCTGAAGGGTGGAACTGGCGGATCTGATCGGGTCCTTGGGGGAACCCCAGAATCTCGCTCTCTTGGCGAAGGATAAAGAACTCCCCGGATTTGGAATTGCCCTTCCCAAACATCACGGGTCCGATGGTGTCCTTCAGGAACTTTGGGGTGTTATCGTAGATGATCTTTGAGCGTTGGACAAGCTCGAGGGTTTTTCCCGCGTCTTGGGATTGGAAGATATGTTGTCGCCCCTTGTGGAAGAGGGCATCCCACGTGAAGAGTGCCACCATCAACCAAGTGGCCATCATGTCGCGGGATTTCTCCAGCACAAAGAATTGAGAATCAAGCCACGCTCTGGCGATTGGAGGCATGTACTCAATCACTGTGAAGGGTCGGGTGGGGTTGAGTTCTTCAAATTGTTCTCCAAGTTCCCGAATGGATTTGGCGAGGATCTTATGGGACATCTCCAGATGGAGTCCTCGCTTGTCTCCAAAGATCTCCACCCCGCATGTCTTGCAAGAGTAAAGAATATGCGGATCCTTTGTGAAGACATAGGGGAGCCCTTTTGGCCAGGTCTTGGTCTTCACATGTTGGGTCTGATCGAGCCAGTATATGGGGTCATCCGCACAGTGGTCGTACTCATACTTACCAATGATACCAAGGGCTTCCCTCGCGGACTTTGGAGAGACCCATTTGAGTCCCTCCAGAACCTCCTCCGTGAGTTGGTAGTAGTTAGACAAAGAGTTTCTGTGAGACCTCAGCCTCAGTGGGGGCGTAGGTTAGGGGATTCTCCACGCTCACTGCCGCTGCAGCCATGGCGTATTTCATACAATAATCCAATGTGCCCCCACTCATCACGGCAACCACAAACGCTGCAAGGGTTGTATCCCCCGCACCATTCACACTTCGTACGTAGGATGCCACACTTGGCCGCGTCAGGACCACATTTCCATACTCCACCATCGCAAGGCCATCCTTGCCACGTTTGAGGAGTACCTTTCCAAACCACTCATATGCTTGTTCGTATTGCTTGTATTCGGCCAAGTTCGGAAACATCACTGCCTCCGAGCCGATCCACGGAGTGGGATCGCACTTCGTGTCAACAAAGACCGGGATCGTAAGGTCCCGTAGAATCTGGATCACCTCCTTTGAAACTGAACCCTTGCCATAATCGCTCACAATAATCGCATCCCAGTCCTCAAGGAGGACCAAGAGATCCGCTGGGATATATGGTGTACACCAGTCCTTCTCGTCCCATCGGGCGATTTGGTGGTCGCCAACCATGAGACGGTTCTTGATGGGCAAATTAAGCTCCCCCGATGGGACCAGGAAGCGACCATCCACTGCAAGGGATCGGAGATTCTCGCGGACATTCAGGGCTCCACCGGGGAGGTCCACAATGCCCTCTATCTTGCAAATGGGGATGGGCACCTCCGCACTGAGCTTTGAGGATGTGGCGAGATGGTATCGATCTGTGAAGCCATCTCCAAGAACTAGAATTCGCATAGGGTTGGGTTCCTTTTAAAAGGGTAGATCCTCTTCAGAGAGATCTTCGGTTCCAGTGTAGCGAGGTTTGGCCCACACAAAGAGTGGCCATGTGCTAGGCCAAGTGCTCTCCACGAGGGCATATGTCTCGGGGACTACTGGCGAGTTGGGGTTTCGTTTGATTGAGTCCATGGTTTTTCTCCTTCCCCTTTTGACCAGGAGAAGACTTTCTTGCCTTCGTAGCGAAGCTGCAAGGGCTCGAGAGTTTCCCACTCGTCACTCTCCACCTCAAGGCCAACAAACCGCTGAAGCATCGGGTTTACCCCGACACTCTTGACCTCACCATTCAAGGGGACCTCTCCATCTGTATAGTGACACCATAGCATCAACAGGTCATGGGGCTCGAGGATGAATGCTTTCTGGGCCATCTCTAACTCACCGTTCCTTGGCTTTGGCCAAGTCCATAGAAGCGTTGGATATCAAACTTCACAAGCTCCGCCGCCTGCGGCGTGGCCCAGGTGGAACTCTCCACGATGATCGCCAGCTTATGCTCTTGTGGGTTGAGCATTAACTTTACAGCCTGACCATCCTCGGGGAATCCCACCTGACCACAATAATCCTTCAACAAACGACATATGGAGTCAATGTCGCAAATCACCATTCGTTTCTTCATCGGTCCTCAATATGGCCTAAGCCAACTTAGCAATTATCGTCCGCTTCACCAGTCCCCATGCCATCGTCGTAGCGAAGCATATTCGAATCCGGGCCACCGCTCTGGGAATGCTTGGCGGTGCCACCCATATGGATTGCTTTGGACAGGGAAGCCGTGTGCAGACGATGACGGGTATCCCCAATCAACGCCGCATCCATCGACTTGGGATGCTCCACACCACGTTCTCCACCGTCAACTTTGGTTACATTCTTTGCCATGTTTTATATCTCCTTATTTCTTTGATGAGGGCATTGGCCATAAAAACCCTTAGCACAATTACAATTATGGCAAAGGATTTGAAAACCCTCAGGATATCCTGTGCGTATTAACCATCTTGATAGGGAATGACCAGACCCAATTTCTTTCCTATGAATCTGACCCCCACCATTTATGTGGTCAAGGGCCAAAAACTCAAGGATAGTCTCACCACAACAAGCGCACTTTGGAGTGCCACTGCTATAATGGGTTAACACATCTAACCTAAGACGTTTACCTGCTTCAGCTTTTCGCTTGTTATTACAAAGACGGCACTCGTGGTATGCACCACCAGCATATCCTATAGTTTTACTTGTTATCCTAAAAGTTGAAAGAGGTTTTAATTCTTTACAAACTGAGCAGACCTTATATAATATAGAGTCTTTCTCGACTATAGTAGTAGCTATACCAGTGGGCATATTTTAGGTCCCGTACACCAAACCTCCATTCTCTGTCTTTTCTTGGTTAGGCCCTTTGCTGTATTTGTTTTGATCCTTGCCGAACTTCCCCTCGGACGGGTCTACCGCTTCCGGAAGCGGTTCACAATACATCTCAGGGCTCGAAGCAGGATCCTCGCGGCGGAATAGCCGGACGGGTCTCTCCATCGGACGAGACAGGGTCACCCCCTGGGCCTGGCGAATTGGCAGCGTTGCCGTCCTCAGGGTATCCGCAGGGTTACTAGGCGTGTCGCCCAGGGGGTTATTTGTTGGGCCAGTCACAATGTCCTGGCCACGTTTCTTTTGAATCTCTCCACCATGCAATGCCATTTAGCCCTTCCCTTTGCCCGTGGGGTGCCAACCGTGTTTGTAAGCCTCCGCCACGCGCTCGAAGTTGTCTCGTTTCTTTTCGGAGGCGAAGGTCTTCACGGTGCCATCCGACATCTTGAGTTTGGTCTTTCCAATCTTCATCCTCTTCCTTGACCTCCTATATATTAAATGAGTGCGGATGTGCCACCGCTGCTATCGCTGCCATCCTCGGCACATTCGAAGAGAGGGAGAAGGGCCAATACCCCATCCATAAACTCCCCCTTTGTCCGATATGTCTTATGCACATCCACCACCGTCTCGCCATCCTCGAAGTCCATGGCATCAAGAAAATACGCATCTTGCCCACCTTCCTCAAGGACGGAGTTGTATGCGTAGCTAATTCTCTTGATACTCGTCATAGACTCCATTTTCCTTTATACTGCAATACCCGCCTTGCGTGCCAAGGCACTGACAATGGCTAGGATCTTTTCCTCATTCGAGGGCAACGCTGCCCTGGCAGCCAGAATCGCATTGGCATCCACCAGCACCTGAACCGGGGGAAGCACCAAATCCGCCAGCGGGGGATCAAACACCACCATCGTTGCCGGGACCACTCCATTCACTGGAACCGCATCATCCGCCACGAGCTTCATGAGTGGCTTTGTCGGAGCGAGGACCTGATGGCCTGAATCCACATTCTGTTGGGCATTGGCCAGAGCCCCTTCATATAGGGCCTTGGCATTCACATTCTCCCTCTGCGCCTGACCCTGAGCAGCCATCACCACAAGCATCGCTCCATATCCCGCCTGCATCCAACTCTTGGAGGTCTTCTTACCATCCGGGCCTGTGTACTCTAAGGTCAATCCATCATCTGCGTATTGGATCATCTTGTCTCTCCCTATTTGCCCTTATCCAAAACCTTGATCTCCGCGATGCTATACCTTGGGATATCCTGCCAATCTCGGAATTGCTGGCTGGTCTCTCCATTCCTCTCCATTGCCACGGTGATCCAATCCTTATCCGCACTGAGAAGGTATCCCACGGTTTCCATGAACACACCACTCTGGTACCCATCTCGCCACCCAGGTTGGACATACAAACTCCCACCCTGATGAATACACGCATCAAGCCATGAAACCTTCACAATCTGGGGCCTTGACGAAGCCTCCCGCGTTGCCCAACTCTTGAGGAATGCGTTCACTGCCTTTTTAGATCTCTCTGCCATGAGGTCTCCTTGGGTCTATTTCGATGCGTTATCACGATTGGAGGGATTTTGCCCACTCACATTGTAATCCTTCGCCGCAATGCCAAAAGCCAAGAGTCCCCCAATTGAGGCAAACTTCGCTACTTCCACCACCCATGGCCAGGGCAGGAAGAGATTCGGAGAGAAAAGCACAAACATGAAGAATGCACTGATTCCAGCGCACGTGGTTGTTTTCCAGTTTCTCATTCCGTTTTGCCCTCCACCTCAGTCCAATGAGCCCTCTGCAAGATCACATCCACGCTTTCCCCATAGGGTTTCTCCCCAAGACACCTCTTTGCCACTCCTCCACCCTTCGGGACATGGTCATGGCGTAGTGTCACTGAGATCATGGGTTCGTTGCAGAAGGGGCAATTTTCCATTTTCCCCATCAATGCCGGAGCCTGACACCCTTGGCATTGGACCAACGCGAAGGTTGGCTTCCATCGATGGCCAGACCCACACTCTGCCCACGAGCAGGGCGAGACCACTTTCTCGACGGGGAAGGTAAATTCCGGTTCTGAAAGGGCCTTGCCCTCTGCGGGGGGAGTTTTGGGAGAGTTATTTTCAATTTCCATCTTGTTGCATTGTACCATATATCTACTACAAATGTCAAGACTTCCCCCTCAACCATGGCCAAGTCGCAGGGGAGTTATTTTGAAATGGGGGTTTTGCCTTGTTTTGAAGGGATTTTTGGTTTTTAAAATTTTTTTAAGTCGTTTGGAATCTGGGAGATGGGGTGAGACCATGGCCCTAGCCCACGACGCGCGCGGAGGTGCATTGATCGACATAGCCCCCGGCATGGCTAGGGGGGTAGGTCTCGCAGAATCAACGCTTTCCAGGTCATTGCCATTGTCAGTGCCTTGGCACGCAAGGCGGGT